CAATTGGAACTCCTAATTTAGAATTAATATTATAAGTTCTAGCATCGGATTTCAACAATTTAATTTGTGGATTTGCCGCTGGTATTTGTTGTTTAACTTCTTCAGTAAGAATACTAACCGAATAATCCGAATTTAATGTAATATCAAATTCTAAACTTTCATTTGGCTTTGCTATTAAAGGTTGAAGTGATTCAGCTGTTGATGATATTTCAATTTGAGTTATTCGATATAATGATAAATCCGAAGATGTTATTTTATATGTTGTTCCTGCTACATCTTGATAATTTGATTTACCAATTGTTGGGAAGAACTGAGCCGATTTTAATCCATTCTTTAGTACACTAACAGGCGCGCTCTTTCCAGATACAAAAATACCCAATGTATATGTAGATACTTCTTCGGTAGGTGATACCGATACTTTGTTTAACTTAAACTCTAATGTTTTTGAATTGGATTCGGTTAAAGTTTGAGTTGATTGTAATTTATCACCAACATAGTATTTTAGAACAACCGATGTAGCTGTTAGTCCCAATGTTTTGCCCAATAAACTATTTTTTATTATAGTAGAACCAGCCCCATCTAATTCAATTGTATAATACTCATTTGAATTATAGCCAGATTTACCAACTTTAATAGTATAGGATTGTTTAACCAAATCCTCTTTTTGGATTCTTACAGTCTTTGTGTTATATCTAACCTCATCATTTACAATTGTATCAAATGAATTTTGGTTTGAAGATATAGTGAATATGTAAGATAAATATGGTGTTTGATTTGTTGTAGAAGTAGCAGAACCTCCCCCACCACCACCAAATGTTATATTGGTGTTGTCATTACTGAAAGTGGAATCATCGAAGTTTATGTATGTAGGTGCTGCCATTCGTTATAAATATTTTTATTTCTTATTTAATGTAATTCATTAATGTATTTCGACCACCACCAGAAATAACTTTACCTTGTTTTACCAAAGTTTTTGTTTTACTCTTAATTGGATTTGGTGTTGAGAATACCGGCATAGGTAATTCTTTTGGAACCTCTTCCATTATTTTATTTTCTAACTCGATTTCTTTTGTTTGAATTGCCTTTTTCTTAGTAACAGTAACTACCGAATCTTTTGGGTTAATAATTACATCACTTTCTCTTCTTTGTAGAACAGATGAAGTTTTATCAACACTCTCATCGAATACCGTATCAACTTCAGTTTGAGATTGAATTGTTCTTTTTGGTAAATACAATTCAATACATTCTATCAATATTCTTTGTGCAATTTTGAACACATCATCCTTTGATAATTGAATAGATGATTTTATCGGTTTTGGATTTCCATAATTTATATCATTAATAGAGGAATATCTATTTGTGAATTCATAAATCATTGCCTCCATAAATTTGTTATAGATTCTAGTCATCATTGTATCAAACCCAGCTATACCAAATTCAGATACTAATTTATTATACCATTTATCAGTATATACCTTTTTAATAAATGAATCAATTTCGGACGGGTTAATACTTTCGATAAATGAGGATATGTATGGAGCAACATCATCTCTGAAATCACCACCATTAACCATTACACCAAATCTTTGTAGTAAATCAGTTTTCTTAGATACCTCATTAACTAATGGTAATAACTTTACCTCAGTTCTGGATGGGGATATTTCTTTAATCCACAATTTTTCATTTGGTGATTCAAATCCAACTCTTTTATTTAATAAAGTAATTTGAGTTTTGAAAATACCATTATTATATCCAGCTTCTCTTATCAATCTTTCAACATCAATAAAGTATTCTTTTGGAAATTGGAAAGCTTGAAGATAAGTTCCTTCGGGTATTAAAATATAATCTCTTATATTTTGTGAGTTGAATGGAATGTATTTAACCAATTCACCAAATTCTCCTTGTGGTAGTTGGTTATCATTTGCATCATATAAGATAAATTCAATCATATCCGAATCCGAAAATCCGAAGAATGATTGTAGGGTTCCCTCTTCGAAGATTTGCCTATCCTTCGAACTGATTCGGTATCCTTTATTATCTAATATTTCTTTGAATGATTTAATTGCCATCTTTTTATATTTTATTTACCACCATCTCTTCGTTGAGTAGCTGAACTACTTGTATCTTGTCCAACAATTGATTTAGCCGTATAAGTACTTCCCCAAGTATCTTTTCTCTTAACCTCTTTGAAGTATTTAACAGGAAGTGTAAGAGAATCACCAGATGTTGTTTTGATGATAAGATTCTTTTCGTAGATTTTATTTCTATCACTTTGACCCCCAACATTAATTGCGTTCCATTTGAACTCAACAGTTGTTACACCAGCTGTTCCAGCCGAGCGAGCCGGTACCTTAAATGGACCCGGTGCAGTTAACCAAGATGGTGCTCCTTCAATTGTAAATGTTTGTTCAACATCTGAGAAGTTGAAGAATGCTACTCTTGGTCCATTAATCATATTAAACTTATTATCATTGTAAGTTTCAATATACATACCCAATACCGATTGGTTACCAACTAAGTTTGGAGATATTCTCCAACCAGCATTTTCGGTTTGTTCGAAGAATCCATTGATACCTTCGATAGCCGTTTGAGCCGCTTGTTGTTTTTCGTTTTCAATCGTTAATTGTTTTTGAACTCTAAACGATTCTTGCAATGCTTGAATTCTAGCAGTTAACGATACTCTTTCAACTGCTTCGTTAATTGAGTTTTGAATTGCGTTGGATAAATCAATTGTAGTAGATGCTACTTGTTTATTAGCGGTAGTTGATTGTGTTTCAGCAACACTTGCTTTTAACTTTTCATTATCAACCTCAACTCTTAAACTTTCGGAAACAATTTCTAATTGAGTAACTTTAGATTGTAAATCTAATACATTTGAAGTTAATCTCTGAACTTCCAATGTTAAATCATTTATTGATTGAGTTGCTACATTATAAATTGAACGAAGAACAGTATCAGGTTGAGGAGTTGGTGTTTGTGGAATTAACTCAAATATAGTTGTATCTAATGATTTTTTTAATTCATCAGTATTATAATTTGGTCTTACCAACTTTCCACTAATAATACCATCGGTTAAATCCGATTGTTCGAAAAGACGTACACCGGCTTCGTTCTTCTGCTTTAAGGCATTAGAACCACTTACTAAAATTTTCCCAACTTGGGATTCATTCTTCAAACCGGCGTTCTTCATATTATCCTACAACACTAAATGTATAATCCTCATCAAAGAAGTATGGAGTTCCATCTATTACAACTTTGAAATCAATTTTATATACTCTATCAGCTTCCCAATTGGTTAAGTTTAACTTAAAATAGTTTCCATCAACATCACAACTTAGTTTTGTGTAATCGCTATAAGGAACAATTACATCACCACTATGATAATCGGATATCTGATAGTAAGATGTTGTTGGTAAGAACTTAGAAATACCATATTGTGCAGTTGAACTAAATGTTTTAACTGGATATAAATCTCTACCAACTACTCTTAGTTTGTGAGTAGAGTTTACTTTATATTCTTTCTTAAAGTTTCTAATTCCAACTTTGATTTCTTCCGATGTCAATTCGGTTAATGAACCAGTTGCAAATGAACTATCATCCCAACCAATTCTTAATTTTGGTTGATGGATGGTATTTGTTTCTTTACTGAAGAATCTAAGGATACCATAATCATTCGTATCATTTTCATTCTCAAATGGAAGTTTAACTATTAAACCATCGTTTGGAATTGAACCACTAACCCAATCCTCAACAATATCTTTAATATCCATATTGATATCTTTACTTAGATATTCAAAGTTTTGAGTTCCAAATACAGTATAATAGAATGTTCCACCCTTACCCTCATATGAACCAGTAGATTCTGCTACAAATTCATTTAATGGCAACCATCTTAGAGTAGAATCACCTTCTCTATTATTCCAAGTTACACCAGCGGTTGAAATGGTATCAAATCGAGTACCATTACCCATTTCCCAACTTTGAGAAACTGGATATACTTCGATTGTAAATTGTAATGGTAATTCTTCAGATTCAGTTTCTCTCATAATAAGAGTTGCCTCATCTAAGATTACATCACCACTAACAATACTTTGTGAAAGTGGTGTAATATCGAATTTAAGGAGTGCTCTGGATACATCTTTGATGTTACCATAATAAACCTTACTAACCTCTAATACCTCATCTAAACCACAATTCTGGTCGGGTTGTTGTAAGTAAACCGATGCATCTTTTGATGCTGTTAAAAAGTAATACATTATCTAGCCCTCCCTTTTATATCCGCATTTGGAAATTTGATTTCGAAAACTGATGGGTCTAAAGATGGATATAAAATCTTATCTTTAATTGCCGCTTGAATATTATATGAGTTTGGTGAATATTGCCCACCACACTTATTTACAATTTCTAATTTCGGAACCGAACTAACTCCATCAACATTTGCGATGATTAATTCCAATTCACTTAAATTGATTGTTTGATTGAATGACCAATTGTTGATATCAAAGTAATCCTTCAATTCTTGAATACATTGAGTTACAACTTCAGATTTGTTGTAATTGTTGTATGTTATAATTTCAAAGTTAATACCAATGTTAATAATGAATCCATCGTTAATGTTTACACCATCGGTAAGAATTTTGTATTCGTTTAAGTAAGTTTTTAAGTTCTCTTTTACTGCTGAATTAAGAACATCCAATTTACCATCTGCATTATACCCCAATAAATAAAGGTTAATTGCAAATGGATTATTCTTTTCATTCTCATTAGATGTTTTTCCAATTAAGAATTTCTGAAGTTCTTGTTGAACTGATTTTCTATCTGGTTCTTCATTATCTGGCTTCTCCACAAAACTCATTACCAAATCGGTAAACTCTTGTAGAGCTTTTGGTGAACTTAAAATTGAAGATGGTGAGTTGTTATCTAAGGTACCATCTGCGGTAGCGTAAGCCTTTGCAATTGAACCATACTTAGTTGGCATCGATAATACTCTAACTTGATAATCCTTTGAGGTAACTGCTCTATTTTGAGAACCAAAGTTTGCCAATGCGTTCTCTCTAATCTCATCGATAGTTTCACCACCTCTACCACCAGTTGCAGGAACTTCGTTATCAATTGCTACCGAATTTTTGGTTGAGTTATACAATGCTAATTCAGTTTGAGTGAATAATTGAGTATCCTCTTCAAATTCAATCGAACTGATTTTAGTTATCGTTCCCTTTGCTACATTAGATTCTACACCACCACCAACTAAATACTTTACCGTAAGTGTTGTGTTTGCTGGTGATGTTCCGTATGTTTTTGTTTTCAAAAAGTTTGTTGGGTCGAATGATTCTTCCAATCTACTAATTGAGTTTGGTAATCCCAATCCAACATTTTTAAGATTTGGAATTAGTTGTTCATCGGATGCCGATGGGTCTCCTGCTCCAAATTGAATAGTTGTTGTACTATCACCATTTACTTTCTTAACAAATCTCTTTGGAGTTTTGATAGTTTTAAGAATGTAAGGTACTGTTGATTTGAATTGATAAAGGTCTGGGTCATTTGATTCAGTATTTGGATAATCCACAAATACCATTTCTTGTGCCAAATAAGGAACCTCATACCATTTGTTTCCGTTTGAATCTCTTATATCGTAGATATCAATAATATTGGTTTCTAATAAATCTACTTTATTAAATGCCTGATATGAACCAAATGTGAATTCCTGCGTTACAACTTCTGCTGAAATTGTTTGAACAAATTTCTTAACCAAATAAAGAGATGCTTCACCAGTAACCGAATCGGTTTGGTAAATTGTAATTTCTCTATCCATATCATCTGAAAAATCAACTACATCTTTTGTAATGAAAGATACACCATTTGTAGATGTTGCTCTCATACCTTCTTTTATAGTCAACAAATACTTTGGGTCATATGTGTTGTTTACACCACTTCCAATGGATGGAACTAATTGGTAAACCGAAAGGGTTGTTACCGCAGGTGATGTTACTTTTGGTTGGTATCCCAAATATTGTGAAAGCGATATTACATTTTCAATATCCTCCGCATGAACCATTAAAGATTCTTTTAGAGTATCATCAATATAATATGAAAGTGAATCACCAATATAAGATGCCATCTCAATGAACATCATACCTGGAGATGATTCGTTAAAATCAGAATAAGTTTGTGGGAAATAAGCTTTAGCAAACTCAATTAAGTTTCCTCTGAATTGAGCAAAATCTTTATTGAGGTATTTTATATCCTTACCCCTATTCTTAAAGTTTTTATTTGTTTTAGTAATTGCCATATCTTATTATCCCTGTGCTGTGAAGGTTACTTCATTTAGTTGTGCGTTTTCTCCAACTCTAAATGTTAGCGAAACATTTATTCTATTATTATCTTTCAATTCATCAGTTGCCTCAATGTTAATTTCATCAATTACTACATATGGTAACCATTGTTCAATTGATTCGTTAATAGCATCTTCAATCTTACCTTCAAAATCAGATGTGTTTGGTTCAAACAATAATTCCTGCAATCCACTTCCAAATTCAGGTTGTAGGATTCGTTCACCCCTTTTAGTTAATAATAGATTTTTTATATTTGATTTAACTTGGTCTATGGTTTGGTAGGTTTGAGTAAATGTATTATTTCCAAATTGTAAAGGCAATGAAATTCCAATCGCATAACTACTATACGATGGTGTATCCTTTACTACTTTTGAACCTAATTCTATTGCCATTTACTTATTCCATTCCAGGTCTCCACGGACCTTTCTTTTTATCCATTGCTTTCATCAAACCACTATAATCCCTATTCAATGCCTTATCTAAAGCAGGTACTCCAGTTTGAACACCTAACCCTTGAGGTCTAGCTCCACCCATCATATCACCATATCCCATCTTAGCTGCGATATTACTTGCTCCCAATAAGTGTGCATCATTTGAATTAAAAGTCATTGTTCCAGATGATACTTCCATTGGTGCACCAGCATAAGGTGATTGTGTATGTTGAGTTCCATTAAAAGGTTGTGTTTGATTAAGAATTTCGTTTATCACTGGATTCTTACTTAACATCCTTTGTGGTTGTGCTACTATATGTGGTTCGGCAACTACTTCATCCATAAATGTTGGTTGAGCAGGTGCTGGTTTTAGAGCTTCTCTTAGTTGTTTGTTTTCTTTCAACAATTTAGCCATCTCAGCCTTCACACCCTCTTTAACAAGGCGTGGTAGGACAGCTTTAATTTCTTCCTTTACAATAATTTGTATTGCTTTTACTAATTTATCGGTATCCATTACTTTTTTGGTATTTGTTTTCCTCTCCCTATAAATATTTGTTTTAGGTTTTTTTGATTATATACACCCAGGCGGTATAACATAACCCACAATTCCCTTCTTAGGACTTTTTGAAAAACACCCACATCCGTTTCTATCGAACCCACCACCAGATGTATTTCCTTCGATTGTTGTTATTCTACCATCAGGTAATACGCTGGATACAACACCTATGTGATGTGCATGAGCAGCGGTTCCATATAATACAGCTGCACCAACTACTGGTTTTGTTGACCAGTATCCGTTTTTCTTTGCCCAAACTACCCAATTCTGACATCCAGCTGCACCCGGTGGAGTTGGTAATCCAGCTTCTTTCCACCAAGTTGTAACTGCTGCTGCACACCAATAATATCCACTACCATCTTTCTGAACTTTGGCTTGGTTGTTTAATCCACAATTCTTTAACATAGCATCAATTCTACCTGGTCTATTGAATCTCTGTCCGCCAGGGAATCCACCATAGTTTTTGCCCGGTGGAGTACCTGTTTCAACAATACCAATATCCTTTTTAGCGATACTTACAATCTTTAATCCTATTTCACATTTAGAATCACTAATCTCAGTTAACCCATCAACCTCTTCTTCAGTTAAATCAACATCAGCTGCGCTCTTTTCTCCACTAACAATTTCATCTTGCTTTAATGCAACATAATCTTCAGCGGTTTCTTTTTCCGCATATGTTAGGGAACCATCTTCTAACATAGCTTCAGCTTCCAACTTTTCAGCTGCGGCTGCTTCTAATTGTTCTTGTGATAAAGTTGTTGATGGTGCTTCATCTAACTTAGCCAATGCAGCTGCGGCTGCGGCTGGAACTGCTATTGATGGTGCCGAAGGTGGAACATTGTATCCTGTCCAAACAATTACACCCGGCGATGGGATTGGTGTTGGGACGGATGGATATAATGATGTTGTTTGTATGATACCTGATACCGTTGTTAAATGTAAAGTTGCCGCTGAAATAAATTGGTCAACTATAAGTGAGGTATTGTTGTTTGGTGATAGGGGTGGTTGTGGAGTCCAAACTCCGGGGCTAGTAACTAAGTTTGAGTTTACTACTATGTTCTGAACTGAACCTGGTGCTGGGATTACGGGTATTGGAAATTGGTTCAATGTTGCCCCAGTCCAATAAGCCTGAACACCTTTACCAAATTCGGTTATTAAACTAAATACAGATGATGGTGATGATTGTCCTTGTAACAAAGCCACCTTAAATAAAGATTCCATTAGGGATACATTTCCGTTTTGGACTGATATAAGATTTATATTATCTCTGCCTAATTTAATTGCTTTATCGTATTCAGTTGCCCATAGGTTTGCTACAAATTCAATACTGTCTATGTTTTCAGGTGAATCTGCTCTTCGTAATATATTTGATTTGAAAGTAGCCCAAGACATTATGAAGTTTTATTTAATTCACTCAATGTAGTTTTTAATTGAGATTTTATTTTTTGGAATGTAGCAATATTAGTAGGACCTGTTGCTGATGGACCTGATGGGGTTAGGAATACTTGAGCTTCAATTGCATCTATTAATTGAGTTAATAAATCTACTAAAGTTTCTCCCCTAACTAATGATTCTAAATTTTGATTACCTAAATTAATATTCCCATTACCAGTATTTAGGTTAACACTTTTATCATTTGTAGTTACATTTATATTATCACCAACATTTGCCTCAATACCAAATTTATTATCAATTGATAACCACCCATCTGATATAAATCCGTAATTTTTCTTTGAGTAAAAAATCATTTCAGCATTTTTAGATGAAATGATAACTCTACCAGAATTCAAAAGAAGTTGGTCTCCCAATAACTCCGATGGGTAATCTCTAAATGTGGTTGGGGATGTTTCAAAATCAGTTGAACCTTTATCATCAACTGTTCCTGGCTGAAATGGTAGTTTATATTGGTTAGAACCCAATACTATAATTGTTCCATCTCTGTTTACATCTTCTTCAGTAGATTCACCAAATATCTTTTTAAGAGATTCACCACTTTCAGAATTTCTTAATATAATCGTTGGTGAAAATTCATTATCAGAGTTGTTGTAAGCGGAAAATCTAATCGATTGACCAAATCTACTTTCTATTAAAGTATCTCCTTCATACAACTTTAATTTATGAATATTTGAATTTTTTTCAAAGTATTTTCCATATCCATCATATTCTGTACTTGAATCAGCATTACTTCTAGCGATTCCCGTTTGTTGAACTGTTGAATATGAAGATGCTTTCTTTTGCTGATTCTTATCTTTTGAAAATGTATTTGTTATAGTTGTTTCAGATGAACCTATATTGGGAGTTGGTGATGGAGTTACTCTCTCATACATCATACCATTACCTTCAACATCTATCATTCTTACCAATTCATTTTTAACTGGTAATGATGTATAATTTTTATTATAAGGAACTGCTAATGGTAAATACTCATCCGATTTGGTGGTTGAGTTTTGTAATCTATATTGAATTGAACCAATATACTTGCTTCGTTCACCTTCAGGTATTTCTAAATCTTTTAGAATATCATCATCAATATCCAACACAACGGCATATACAACCCCCATTGTGGTTTTATTATCCGAACCACCTTTTGATGTTTTAGTTGCTTGTATTGATGAGTTTCTATTATTAAACATTTACTTTGCTATTTTTTGTTTAATTTCTTCCACTTCGTTTTCAATAGAGTCCATTCTTTGAACTTCATCTTGAACTGATTCTATTTCAGCTAGAAGTTGCTCTCTTTCAGCTTCAGTAAGAAATCCAGTTTCTCCTTCTGATTTTTGATTAGATGCAATGATTCTTTGTGCGATGGTTGCAAGTTTCAACAATGCATCATCGTTTCTAACTGATGTATCGATTAAATCTTTAATGATTGGCCCAACAACAGCCATATCTCCGGCGTGTCTTACCATTTTTCTCATTTCGGCAATAACTTCTGAGATATGTCTTTTCTTATTTAGTTGGTTATTATAGATATCCTCAAATAATCCACTAAGGTTTTTACCTGGAAATAATTCAAAATCCGTTGACATATGTTTATCAATATTTGTTCAATATATAAATATCAATAAACCAAAAAGTGGATTTACTCAATAGTTTTGGTAACTATAATTTTAATTTTAGGTGTGTATCCTTTCGGTAATTCATTTTTTATACCAACAAACTCTTCTATATTGTTTGGTCGATATGTTAACTTTAATACCTTATTTGTTAAATCTAAAAGTAATTGAGAAGAGGTAAACATCTTTTCAGTATCTCTCCGCATGTTGAGGTTACTATCTCTTTTATAGTATTGTTTTCTCATTGATGGAAGAACCTTATCAATGGATTCAACTTTACCAACTGCTTTTTCAGCAGATAGCTTTCTAATTTTGGAAGATAGATAATCAGGTCCTTCAGAATAACCAGCACCAGCATGAAGATGTCCGTGGTTGGTTCTTACGATAAGTTCATCGTTATGTAGTTCGTATTTAGGATTGTGTTTGGAGGTTGTTTCAATACAAACTGTCTTTGTTGGAGTTGCTATAAAGGTATGTCCCTTAATACCACCATCAAATGTGATTGCTGAATTGATTGTTTCTCTTATGGTTTTTTGTGATAATGCTTTACGAATCTTTTTACCATCTTTAGAAGGTTTACCACCTTTCTTTACGATTTTCTTTTCGTTCTCATCATATCCAACCATCAATGCGGTGTTTACTAACCCCACACCATACTCATTCATACCCTCACTCCAATCGGTGATGGTATCTCTTAAATAGGCAACTTCCACACCATCAATAAGTGTGTGAACAATCTCTAAAGAGGGTTTATAAGCCCTATCTCTATTCTTGGCTAAAATCTTTGAGCCATCGATAGACTTACTAACAATTATACACATAGAGATACCTCCAATTAAATACCTATATAAATATCTAAGATATGTAAATAAAACTACCTACCCTGCCCTCTATAAGCTTTTTTGTAGTTTCTTGAGGTTTTGGTTTTTGAAGATTTTGTTTTAGCATGTACGCCTGGTCTTGATACATGTCTTTCTAATCTTACACTTACTGATTGTCCTTTTGCCTTTGCCATAAATGGTTATTGTAATAAATTAATATATTGTTTTCCATATAACTTTTTACTATAACACATTTATGGCAATAAATATCACAAATTAATCTAAAGCATCTTCAATTGCTCGTTTTACAGCAATAGAAAATTCAGTTTGTTCAAATGGTAAATTTTCATCTTGCAATTGGAGTAGAGTTGCTGCCACATTCATCTTAGCAGTTCCTACACCAACTGATTCTTTACCATCTTTAGTTACAGTTACAGTCACAAAAGTTTTCTTTTGTTTGAATTCGAATGGTCCGATTCTCACACCTTGAGTTGGTGCTTTGATTTCGTTTACAACCACATGGATTGGTGAACCATCAGGACAAAGTGGTGCTTCTTGTCCTACGATTTCTTCGGTGATTTGCCTTACACCGAAAGTGAATTTCTCTTCGGATACTCCATTGATTGAAGCCATTGAGATTACTGAAGCTACAAAGTAGCATATAATTGTATTCATTTTAATTTACTTTATTTGAATTAGTTGTTCTTCGGTGTTTACCCAAAGAAACGATATAAAACCTATTGAGATTGTTAAATGTTCTTACCGATGATTGAGGATATTTGAGATGGTATGTCAAACTATTTGCGTTTGATTCTATATCATCCTTTTCCAATTGAGAATATACCCAATTGTTATTATAAGTGTATCCGGAATTCTGTCCCCATTTGTAGATTTGATATGCGGAGAATACATCTGAATAAGTTACAATATCTGAACTATCCAATGCGTAGAAGTTCATTGTATGATAATCCCAAGATGCAATTTCAGTAGGAAACATTCTTAGATACATTAAGTAATTCATCTCCGATTCTGTAAATGTGTTAGTGATTCCACTTACATCTACCGTTACTCTATACTGATAGTTATTTGGATTTGAGAATGATAAGTAACCAGTTGATGTGGTGGTTTGAGTTCCTTGTGTTGTCCAAACCGAATTTGATGTTGCGTTATCAATCACAAAAGCAACACCATTGGAATAAGTTGCGTTTGTAATCATATTTGATGCTAACCAAGTAGAACCATTTGATAATCCGATTTGTTCTTGTGTTGAACCATCTGCCAAGAATGTTCGTAACACCACAATCATTTTATTTGGATTGTTTTTTGGAAAGTATAAATCAATCTTAGTGTTGATACCACTTATATTATATTTGTAACTACCCTCATATCTGATTCGGAATACATCACCCCAATATGAATCGTTATAAGCTTCGGTTGATGCATGAGACATATTGTTATCGGTACTACCATTATTTACCGAAGTAAAGTGTAGTGTTGGTACATTTGGTGCCGTTGCTGATGAATTGTAGCTATTATAAGTTGTAGTTGGAAATGCTAACCAAGCATTAGCATGAAGTAGTGCAGTTGAGTATGTGGTTGTTCCAATAGTTGGAGTGTAACCATTTGGAAAAGTTATAAGAACTGAACCTTGGTCCGAGTTTGCGGTTGAGAATACAACCGATGTTCCCTGTCCTCTATCGGCTGGAATGTTTGATGTTAGTGAACCAATTGTACCAGTTGTTCCACCCGGCACATAATGTTCTACCTCAACATCAATACCACTCATATCCTGCACACCAACAGTTGCAAAGGTTATAGTTTGAGAATATCCCCCAATTGATACTGTGAGTATAAAAATAAGAGTTAAAATAAACTGTTTCATAACATAATTTTTGTTCCAGTTGAAAGTTGGAAGTTGAGAATATCTGCTTTGTATTGATAAGCCCCACCAAATGAAACACTCCATTTGAAAGTATTGGTAACTTTGAAATCAATATTAGCAAGTGGAACAAAGAGTAATCCACTCTTATACCACTGTCCCTCATAGTAAAAAATGTAAGGAGAATATATTCCCAACAACATAACATTTCCATTCAGAAACCAATCGTTATTGAAGTTAGTGAAACCACCAGCTACAATACTCCAATTCTGAAAATCACTTTCACCAATCTTACCCAAAGTGAAGTTAGTTCCCAACATTGGAGTTACTATCCAAAGTTTTTGGGAAGCAAGAATGGTTGTAGTATTAAATATATCCGATTTGAAGTTAGTCATTGTGGAGTTAGAGAACACTCCCATAAATCCCTTATGTTTATACGAACCATATAAAGTTGAGTTCAATACATTTTCACCGGTGGTATAATTAAAGTTGATACCTTTGATGAATGTTTGTTTGGTGTTAACATGCGTAAGAGACATATTAAACTTAAAGTTATCCATTCCTTTGGTTTTGTAATCCGATGAATTTCTGATAATCACAAAATCACCTGCTCCGATTAAAGCTCCTCTACCAATCTTTTCTTGTTTGGATTTTTTAGGTTTTCCACCTCCACCTCCTCCACCGGAATCTTCTCCGCCTTCGGAATCACCACCACTTGCGGTAGTTGTGTTATCAGTTCCACCAGTAGCACCAGTTTCAGTACCACCACCACTATCAGTTCCACCGGTGTTAGTTCCAGTATCTACTCCACCGGCTTCTCCACCTCCGCCGATTCCACCGCCGGAGTTATCTCCGCTTTGTCCTCCACCAGACCCGCCGCTTCCGCCCGTTGAACCTCCTCCACCATTTCCGCCACCAGAGCTTCCACCTCCGCCCGTTGAACCTCCGCTTCCACCACCTCCCGTTGAACCTCCAGAAGAACCAGAGGAACCACCACCAGAAGTAGAACCACCACCAGAGCCAGAAGAGGACCCGCCAGTTGAAGTTGAACCCCCACTATTAGAAGAACCAGAAGAAGAACCAGAAGAATTCGAGCCATTATCGTTAGAAGATGAAGATGAACCACCAGATGGTGGGGTTATAGTTATAGAAGATGCTTGTGAACCTAACCCAGCTGCAATACCTACGATAGAAGATACATTCGCTGCGGTATTTGTTGCGGTTGATGAGTTGGATGTTTGTGCGGTTTGTCCACCATTTCCAGCACAAGGGTTTGAACCCGGAGGAAACGATGCGTTGATTGAGTTTACCCAAGCTTCATAACCACCACTTTGAAGTTGGGCTTGTGTAAATGTGTTCCATTGTCCAGCATAAAAAAGAGTTACTGAACCTAATGGTTGTGAAATTGTTACGGTGTTAGGTAAACCAGTACAGGGGTCTGTGTAAGTATATTGGAACGATTGTCCATACCCCACAAACCCCAATACTGAAAGTAGAATTGTTATCCACCATTTACCATCCATAAGCTTCCATGCGTTTCACAAGGTTTACCGTAGCAACCTCCAACGCTCTTTGGGTAGCGATACCTACTGTTGAGTTATCAAATCCCATTTGTGGGTTTTTGAAGAAACCTTCACCAACTTGAGTAGCCGTTCCCTGCCCAGAAGCAACAATGTATTGTGAGTTATCAACATTAACCATTCTGATTTGAATACCCATAATGGTTGTGTTGGTTTTCTCTACTTTACCTTTGTTATAGTTCTCACCATATGATACAGCGAAATCATAAATCTCCGCATATACGATGTATTTAGGAACTGCGATACCTTCCATTGATAATTGAGTTTTACCATTGGACATTCCTTCTAATTCAGTTTCCCAAGCATCTAACATTTGTCCAACAATAGCATCTTTCTCTTCAGCGTAAGAGAATCTACCAGTCATTTCAAAGTTTTCAATGATACGATTGGAAACACCCAAACCAACTCTTTTATCTCTAAGTTCTGGGAACATTTCCCAAAGTTCTTTGTTTACATTAAGTTTAGAGAGTTGAACTACTTGTCTTTCACCAGTATAAATTGGCATTGAGTTTAATGGTTCTGCTTTCTCAAAATCAGCTTGGTATTGTTGAACACCAATAGAAGATTTACATGAGGTTGCCATTCCACCAACAAAAAGTAAAGATACTACCACTAATATCAATCCAAGTGGAGCAAATATGTATTCTAAAATTTCGTCTTTTCGTGTTCTCATCTTAGTTACCTCCGTTTCTTTCTTCTCTTGCTTTCTTCAATCTAGCCATTCTTTCCGCATTGGTTTCTGGCTTCTCCTCAACAACTTGAACAGGTGCAGGTTGTGCTGCTGGAACTTCCCTTACAGTTTCTCTCACAATAGTTTGTGTAGGTGCTGCTTTTTGTTCTGGAATATTGATAATTACTTGCTGATTATTCGATTGAGATTGTTGTTGATTTGCATCAATTACAACTTCAGTTGCTGCTCCAGCAGATTCCTCTTCAATACCCATTAAAGTATTGAATTGAGTGGTTACATAAGTTCCTATCGCAGCTGCCATTGTTCCCGCAACTCCGATGATACCTTTTTTGAGGCTTGACATACCCTCTTTGATTTCTTCGTTCATAATGAATTAGTATTTAATAATTTTGAAGAGTTTCTCTCTATCAACAGTAACCAATTTAACAATATAGAATCCCTTTGGTAAATCACTCAAATTAATGCCGTGATATTGGTATCCTCTATCGTATATCTTATCAGAGAATGATTTAATCAATCTTCCGTTTATATCGTATATTCCACCATTGATTGTAGAATTCTTATAATCGTTGATGTGTTCAATCATTAACCAGTTACCAGTCATATCACTAACAGGGTTAGGGAACAATTTGAATGATTCAACCAACTCCAATAACTCAGGGTCAATTGACATTTTGTTTACAACTGAACCATCGTTTGGTGAAGGTTTAACACTAACATCATATGCGTTTTCATCACCAGCTGCTTTGTTGAAGATTCTCAATGGTGAGGTAGTCCAACCTAATGGATTAACAACATCAAATACGAATGTGAATTGAGTTGTCATATCTTCAATAACCGCTGGATTCATCTTATCTTCGTGTCCTGCCCAAAATACACTATTCTCTTTTACCGAAAGAAGTGATGTCCATTTTGAAGCAGCATCTCCCATTTGGATAGAATTGAATCTAAAAATGTTTGTATCATATTCAATACCCATTTGAGCTGCTCCTAACTTATTACCAAATGTGTAAAGAGTTACAGGTACTTCCATTTTGTAGTCTTGCGTTACTACCAACTTTGGAAGATAGAACTGAACAGTATCAGGTTTGTTGGAAAGGTAAACCGCTGGGTCTAAGATGTATTGAGTTCCCAATGATGGGTCAACCATTTTAGCCAATATAGTTGCTGGGTTGTTGTATCCAGTTGTAGTAGCATCACCCACTACATAGATGTAAGGTTCTAATGAATCTAATGAGTTTACGATTGTATCAATAGCGTATCGTCTTGGTTGGTTTGTCCAGTTTGGAGCCGCTACTGCTGATTGAGCGGTAGTCCATTCGTTCTCCCATAAAACCGATACATTGTTTACACCACTAAATAAAGTGTTCCAATTTGTGGAACCCAATGCCAATCTATTGAACATTGCGAATGCATCTGAAATAGAACCATTTCCATCTTCGTTGATATCACCTTCGTACCACTCAATACCACTTAGAGTATCTTGTTGTGAAGAGTGGTTTGCTAATTTGTATGCATCGGTAATTGTTAAAGCACCACCATCGGTCATTGTGTCCGTTTGTGCTACTAATCTTAAATGCCAGAAGTTGGTATCAATTGGGTGAACCACATTCATAATACCATTTGAGTTGGTAGAATCAGATATGATGGTTGTCCAAACTCCTTGTGTATTTGTTTTCAATCTTTTACTTGCGGTGAAGTAAACACCTTGAGCAGGAGAAGCATCAGCGTTTCTAACTTTGATTGGGAAAGTTAATGGTGTCATTTGGAAGTTACCACCATAGTTAAACATACCCAATGACTGGTCAACACCATTACCAGTTGTAGATAAGTTGTTGTAAGATGAAGTACCACTAATAGCGATTGAATCTACTACACCATCAAATGCGGTTGCGTGATATAATCTTAACTTAAACATAGCACCATCAGCCCAATTAAAGTTAGATGATGTACCTGTGTAAGTTGCTACAACATTTATATAATCCGAATTGTTAAAGTATGAACCATACTTATCCGTTACCAATTGTGCGGTTGGTCCCCAATACATTACAGCTGATGAGAATTTCACATTATCGTAAAACAAACGGAACTGAACTGATTTAATATCATCTACCGTTGGGTTAGCGAAGTGAACATAAACATCAGTATAAGTTGCTGGATAATTGTCCAATGTGAACAATGTATCAACCAAAATGTAAGGAGTTGTTGAGGTTGGAGCAGTGAGTATCTCACCAGCTCCATTTTGTGCGAAGGTGTAGGTTGACATTAAGAGTGCCAACCCCATAAAAATCTTTTTCATTACAAGAATACTCTATTAGTGTAGTATCCGTAACATTTTAATAAGAACTGCTTATTTACTTAAACAATTAAAGTGAAGTAAGTTGTTTTGTTTAAGTTTATCAGTTATAAATATAAGAATAATTACATTTAATAACTAAAAAATTCATCTTCTATGGAATCATTAGAAACCGAACCATAATCTAAATATTCATTTAACATTCGAATCTGATGTTCTTTCATTATATTTACAACCTTTGTGATGTAATGCGTTTTACAATCAGTCATTTCTCTGATTAGAAGATAAAGGTGCTTTTTGTTAAAGTTTTCAATGTATTGACTTCTTCGGAATAATTCTAAGATAGCATCTGCTATTTGAATATCTCTTTTCTTTGTAAAAACTTTTGTGAGATTTTTATCCCAATATTGCAACATCAAATCTTTGAACTCATTGTACTCATTACCCATTTGTACATCATAGAAATCGTTTTCTGGATTCCAAGTTTCAGGCATCTGCGATAGCAAATCCGTTTTCTTATATCTTTTATAATTTGAATTATTATTAAGAATAAGATAGTTTTTTGCTACGATAGAAAAGTAAGAAAATGCTTTACCCTTACCTTCTTTGAACATATGAATTTTTTGAATGAGTACAGAAACCACTTCCATTTGGATATCCTCTTTAGGTACATCAAAATAAGAAAACTTAAATGTATTTAATACATTTTCAGCAAGTTTGTCAAATGGATACTGAATTTTATCCCGATATAGTTGATTGCGTTCTCTATCAGAATTTGATTTATTATATGCGATTATTGCATCCTCAGTTTCCTGAGTGAAATACATTTTATTTTTTCTTGGTCTTGGCATTATTATAAATTATTTTTGTACTTTTCAATAATATCTTTTAATTCATTAAAAACCACACCAACTTCATCATCGGATTCAAACGAACCTCTAATATCAATTTGTCTCATCTCCTCCAACATTGTTTCTAATGCGGAAATAGTATCTTCTGAGAAATCACTATAACTTGTTTGAATTTCTTCAATTTGTTTTACTAATTGGGTTCCCTTAATCACAAAGAAAATATTCGATGCTATAAGTAATACCACTACCATGTATAATATTGTTTCCATATTGTATAAAAAGATATGTAAAGATACGAAAAATATTTCAATTATCCAAATTTATGCTTCACCTTTTGGTCCCATAAAAAAATTTGGATAATCAACATCTTTCTCAATATCAATCTCTTCTCTTAATTTATTTAATTTATCAAAAATAATATTATCCAATCGTTTACCATCGATTGTTTTTGAATTCTCAAGTTCTTCAATTAAGGATTCTAATATTACTTCTAATGTAATAACTTTAGTTGCTAAGTAATCTAATTCTGTCATCAATATTCTCCTGCTAATGAACCAGTCAATACATTTATTGATTGTAAGAATTCACTAAAATCCTTATCCGATTCGGTTTCGTAATCCGTTTCTCCGAATGCTTTTTTTACGGAGTTTGGTGCATATCCCATAGCATGAGCCAAACGAACACACATTATTTTTAATTCAAAGATATTCATATCATCAGGTACATCAAAACTAATTTGTCTTGCTTCTCTGATTTGAGATTCTTCGGATGTATAACTTAATATTGCCATATTATACTAATTGATATCCTTGATTGAGTAAAGGTTGTGCGTTTTTATATTTCACAAATTGCATTTCACCATTTGGTCCTTGCAACATTACTCTCTCATTTCTACCAGGTGTTTTGTTTGCAGTAACTTGTGGATTGTATCTACGAAGTGGTGAAGTTACATCAATACCATCAATGGAATCAATCAATCGTTGTGCCAATACACATTCGAATAAACCAATATCATTCATAAACTCATTTTCGTTTTTCCAACTTTCCTTATCTGATGAAAACTCAACAATGCCTAAATTATCGGTATCTACTTTGAACCAACGATGTCTTACTGTTTTTCTCGTTTTGTTCTTTGTAGAATCCCTTTCAAAATAAACAACCATTTCATCGGAGCGTTCAGTAACTGTCGGATTTACCAAAGTTAGTTCATCGTATTCTCCACCAAATCGAAGTGTGATGATTCTCTTATCGATACCAACATCAGATGCGTTAAATGCAATACCCTGTAATTTAGATACTGCTTCTTTATATTGGTTTAATTCATCGGATGTTACTGATGATTTATTTATTAGTTTTACTTTCATTATATTCTTTTAGTTTTTGTGTCAAATAATCTACTGATTCTGAACTTCCAACAAATCCGTCATACTTTGCATAATAACGCAAAACCGATGGATTTGTTTCAATGTTCGTTTTCAAATCTTCTATTTCGGGTAAATGAGTGTGTGTATAACTCATAATAAGTCCTCAGGTGTTTCTCTATAAACTCTATAACTATCTCCATCAAAGTGTTCGGTTGATACTTCAAATACAATTGAGTTATCTTCCAATGCAATTAACTGATGAGGTAATCCTCTTTCAATTAAAACACTTTCACCCTTCTCTAATGTTTTACCCATTAGTTTTCCGTTCTCTACATCAATCCAATTAAATTGGAATCTACCTTCTTGCACATACCAACTTTCTTTTTTCTGAATGTGGTAATGCATGGAGAATCGGTTTCTTTCTTTTGTGAAAACTAAAAGTTTACCACAATATTCTGAATCGTTATGAATCCAAAGTTCATAACCCCATTTTTTTTCTACTCTTTTCGGAGTTGTAATATCTACATCTATAATCATAATGCGTAACTATCTACATTCATTAATCCACTATATGCACAAGTTCTTTGTTTAATTATAAATGGTAGAATAGCCAATTCTTTAGCTTTTGCCTCTACCATAATATCAACATCTATGCCATATGTTTCAGGTATCTCATTGATATAATCTGAGTGAGCTTGTGGTTTTAGTTTTTCGTTTTCTTCGTGCAATGCTTTACTTTCCGAATAGTGAACTACTGGTGTAATTCCTTCGGGCCAAGTACTTACGGCCAACGATAAGGCCTGTTCTTCGGTGAGTCCCCCCGTCTGAAACTTATGATGGTGGTAATCAAAAACAATAGGTATTTTAATCTTTTCATGTATATACATTAAATCTTTTACTGAATACATTGTTGCTTTATCATCGTTTTCAACAGTCAAACGAGATTTAACCGAATCTGATAATCGTTGGAAGTTTTCACAAAATCTATCCATAGCAGAAATCTTATCCCCATACACACCATTACAATGAATGTTAATCTTATTGTATGGAGTACGGGATAGTCCCATCATATCAAATACTTTACCATGTATCTCCAAATCAGTAATTGTATTTTGAACTACATTTTCTCTCGGAGATGTCAAAACACAAAATGGACCAGGGTGAGATGTAATACGAATACCATTTTGTTTTGCGTAATTACCACAACCAGCTAATAAAGTTTTGATACGATGGTATTGTGGTAAATCTTCAAAATTATACTCACTAGCCCAAGGGAAAAACTCAGATGATAAACGAAACAATTTAATTCCGTTTTCATTGTTCCATTTCAAAATATGAAATAAATCTCTTGCGTTCTGCAATCCTAACTCACCGGCATATTCCAAACCTTTTTGTTGGAATGTCCGTTTAACCATAGAACGATTTGTGGTAATCTTTGGCTTAGACCCAGAAAGAGTCATATTGATGCAAGCGTATCCTAAATTCATTTTTCTATTTGTTTATACACAAATATACAAAAATAATTTGATATAACCAAATATTATTTAATAAGTTTTAGAATCGAAGTCCGTTGGATAGGTATTATCTCTATCATTTTTAATATGAGTAATCCAATAGTTAACCGCATTTTGGTTATTTATCCAAGCCTTTCTATTTCCCCAATCAAAATTAGGTCTAGCATAAAATGGTAATTCCTTTAATACATATTGTGCTCTACGAGATGAAGATGGTACTGGTTCATCAATTAATCCATCCCCATTATTATCATATCCATCAATAGTTCCATCACCATCTAAATCGATACCTCTACGATTAGTATCTCTTTTTAAGTTAGCAAGTTCGGCATCTTCGGTTGATTTGGATTCTTCAATAATTGATTCAATTTCTTTTTCAGATAAATCCGATACCATATCGTTCATTACCATATCCAATGCATGGTCTTCATCCCAAGGTAAATCATCTAAACCATCATTAAGAGTTGTATCCCAATCTTTTAACTCATCTTCGGTGTAGATATCAGAACCCTCTTCATTTTCGGGTTCTTCACCATATAATTCTCTCTTTTCAATTACTTTTTTTTTATCTGTTTCACCTTTGTCAACTTTTAATGCGGTGTTAAATGCGATTACTAAGGTTACTGCTAATGGGTCGAATACAAATACGATAAATAAAGCAAACCAATTCACAATACTATTCATTGGTTTACCTGTTGCTTCAGCAATAAACTTTAGAGGTCCAACTTCCCCAGCTACTTCAGAACTTTGTTGAATATCTAATGCTTTCAAATCCAATGAGGTGATTGAATCACTCAATACCTCAATCTTTTTAGATACACTTTCTCTTTGAGTTTTAGCATCATTTAATTGAGCTTCTAATGCTCTACGAGTAGCAGATGATGTGGTTGTGATAAGATTTCCATCTTTATCTTTATACTGAATTACATTGTTGGATAATCCTTTTGATAATTCAGAAATAGATTGTGCTAATTGTTGCTTTTCTTCGTTATATCCATCCAATTGTTCTTGGAATCTATTCTTTTTTAGATTCACTAATTCAACTTGCTTATCTACTACTCCTAATTGGTCCGCAGTTGTTTGATATGCGGAAGTTAGGAATCCATAGATACCGGCTGAAGTGATAAGGATAAGTACACCCACACCTATGAGTAGGTATGTACGAAGGAACTTATTTATCTTATCCCAATAATTGTAAAGGAATCCAGCGGAAATTAACTTTCCAAATTCTAAAGAACTTGCCATTAGGATTACGGCAGTACTTGCCCCAGCGAATAACTTGGAGAGACCAGTTACCGAAAAAAAAGCCGCTGCTGATGCTATGAAAAGAGCGGATAATCCCAACAATAAAGTTCTGAATTTCACCTTATGATAACTCCACTATATTTTTTGTTTGTTCAAGTAACCTTTCGATTTCCATTGTTAATCTGATGGCTTGTTCTTGATTAGCAGGTCTTTTTCCTTGCATCATTTCTTGAATAGCTTTGGTTCTGTTCTGAACCCCCTCCATATACGATAATGCTTTTTCTTTATATTCTGGCTTCATAATAACTATTATTTTATATATATAAATATCTAAAAAACGAAAAAGGGAGATTTTTCAATCTCCCCATCTCAAAACTAACACCCTACAATTAAAATTTAATTTTAACTTTTTTACCTTTTGTTTGTTCTTTTTTGTCCAACAAAATAGTTAGAATTCCATTTTCGATAGAAGCATCCGCAGTTGTTCCATCGTATTCCTTACCTACAGTAAATTTAAGATTTACATCCTTAATTACCGCATTCACTCTTTCAGCAATTGCTTGAATGTGAATTTCATTCTCCGTAACATTTACATTTACATCCTTTGGGTCATGCCCAACTACACTCACCATAAGTTCCTTTCTACCATCTTCAGTTGTGTTGATAGAATAGTTACCTTGATTGTGGTAAACATCTCTAAAAACTACTGGTGCTTCGTTTAGTAATTCATTAAATAAATTGTTAAATGTGTAATTCATAATATTTCTTTTTTAGGTTAAACATTTATACTCTTATTTACCAATTTTATACCATAGAGAAGTTTATGACTATTTGTCAGTTGTTCTAAAAATTTTCGGAAACATTGTCATACATACCAGTTGCTTTTCGGTATTCTGAGTTTTCCTGTCTACTAGCCATACAATCCGCCCAATGTAGGATGTAAGGTAAATCCGTTTTAAGTTGGAAATCTTCGTTGTAAGAAACCCAATACTTTTTAGTTGCTTCATTATACAACCCATCAGCCATATGAATACCCAATTGTTCTTTCTGAGTGTATGTGATTCCATATTTGTTCAACAACCAAAATGCTCTATCGGTTACATCAAAGTATTGTAACTTTGGATTGTGGGTAAAGTATTCCAATTTGTTTTTCTGATGCCACTCTGATGTTTGTGGTAGGTAGTATGGTTCAGCCCCATCTCCCAACTTTCCTAAATCGTGATGGAATGCTGCGAATAATAATTCTTCATCGGTGAAGTTCACATGCCCACCACCCTCTACAAACATCTTTTTAATTTTGTAAGCATTTGTAGCCACATTCATCACGTGGTCAATGTACCCACCCACATACGCAGAGTGGAAGTTTAGTTTACCACTAGCGGGTGCGATTGTGAGTTCTACCCCCAATTCGTTTTCGGAATACATATGGAGTAATTTCTCCAATCGTTCTCCTTTGAATACCTTTTTTAATGCGTTAATAAAACGCTCGTAGTTTTGTTGAAGTTGTTCTTCGGTGTAGTTTCTAATCATTCTTCTATGTATTTTCCAGTTAAAGCTCTATACAAAATTTCTAATTCTTCTTCGGTGGTACAATAACCCAGTCCATCGGTGTCCAATAATTCAATGAAATATTGACCTGGTGCTAATCCCATCCCTTTAAGTGCTTCTAATTCATCTGATGAGTTTGATACCAACATAGGTGCGTATTTATCAATTCTATCTTTTGGTAGTGGTAAGGTAAAGAAGTATGGCTGGTCATCATCTTCACCTAAATTCTCATCACCATCTTCATCATCGGTTTCAAAATCAAAATCTTCGGAAAGGTGTCTTTTCCACTTCTGTCTTTTGAATGTTTCTTCGGTAATTGGTGTTGCTTGTAATCTTACTCGTCTCATTCTAAAATTACTTTAATTGTTTTTTCCAAGTCCCTAAAATGTGCTTTGATTGTCATTGTATCACCTTTCATAAAATCAACAGGCGCAATAACAGTATTGATTTCTCCATCGGTTCCACTATATGAAAACTCATTGATAGTTGGAACAACTGAACCAGCAAATCCGGTTACATAAGTTGTATCTACATTTACCCACTCACCTAAGTAGTTGATAGTTCTACGAATGAAAACATACGCTGTATCATTTACCGTCCAACTATGAGATGATTCCCACTCTACTAATTGAGGTGGATTTGGTTCTACTCCATTGTTGAGAAGTTTACCTGTAATTCGGTGAATTGTTTGAATTGAATTATTAGATGAATTTAATTCTAATTTGTACAATCCTTCATTTGTCGTATCCAATCTACCGTCCAACTCCATTATGTAGTTATCGGGTATTGGTTCTACAATTGTATCTTCACAACTGAAGAACAGTAAACTTAAAGCAAGTATTCCAAAATACTTTCCCATGTTGGATATTCGTTTGGTTTATTATCGTTTTCCCAATCCACACCATATCGAAGAAGTTTACCAGAGAACTCACCAGCACCATTCTTCAATCGGTCATCGATTAGGTAATCACCCATCAACAAATCTTTTCGGTGAGTAGTAATCAATCGTTTGTGGAATAAATTTCCGAAGTGGTTCTCAATCCAATATCGTTTATCGGTTAGAGATTCGGGATTTCCCCAAGGAGCGGCGGTGGCGATGAATAATTCATACTCACCACTTTCAGCCAATACTTTTACTGCTTCGATAGCACCCTCAATAGGAGGAGGATTTCGGAAGATACCTGGAATGTGGTCGGGGTTGTTTTTGTATCGTTCTTTTAAGTGCGGATGGTTTTCCAACCATTTGTTTATCTCATAGTTAAGGTCAACTAAGACCCCATCCATATCAATATAAACTATTTTTTTCTTATCAGTCATCTCAATCATTTACTATCAAATATACAAAATATATTTGAATCATGCAAGCCTTTTGTGAATTAATTTAGCCAAAGATTGTAAACATAATCGTAAGGAGTTCCCAACTCTTCGGCAAGATGTTCGAACAACCTCTCACGGACGATAGAATCATATACCCCTATATACTCATATACATCATTACCTTTGTGTAGTTCATCCATCAAACCTACAAAGGTTGCCTCTTTGTTAATCTCAACTCCCAACTCATCCACTGGGTAGACGTTCTGATAATATTCTTTTAATTTCATATCTTTTATGTTTTAAGATTTTATTAGATTAAGTATTTTGGTCCGTAGTATTCCCAAGCATCAGTTCCATCAAAGATGTTACCTCTACTATGTTTAGCAGGAGATTGCCAACCGGCGGGTTTCAGTAAATCACCTTTCTTAACTGGAACTCCTTTGTTAAAACCATCAATCATAGAAACGAAAGCCCAAACTGAACTTCCATCGATTAACTTCACATACTTTCTACCTTTTTCAACTTTCAAAGGTTCGTAGGGTTTGTAACCAAATTTACTTTCCCAATACTCTTTACGCTCTTCGTTAACTTTTTCGAGCCACAAATTAAATTTAGTTTTCATATCTTTTAGGGTTTTAATTCTTTTAACTCTTACTCTCAATTACAGTACTAACATACAAAATAATTTTGAATTATGCAAGTCTTTTTTGAATTATTTTTGATGGTTATCAATTAAATTTACCAACTCTTCAGCGTAATGTTTTGTATTCCAAGAGTAGTAAGTATCAGTTGAATCAATGTTCATATTGATTTGAGGAACTTTGAACCAAAATCCAGTATAGGTTCTACTACCACCAGAGGTGTAATATCTATATCCAGCAGCAGAACTCCACTTTTCACAACTTGATTCATAACAAGAGTTTTCAATACCTAATTCGGTTAGTAGTTTACTAACTTTGTTGAGGTTTGGCATTCGAGTTCGTTCTCCGTATCGAGCGGTGGCTTTCTTAGTAAGGGCTTGGTAAGTTTTAAGGTTTTTCATATCTATCTCTCAATTACAGTACTAACATACAAAATAATTTTGACATATACAAGCCTTTTGTGGATTATTTTCAAAAAAAATCCCCATCAATGAACTTAATCAAAGATAGGGATTTACACCTCTAAGGTAGCTGCCGTCAAGGATATCTTTAGTTGTATTCGTATAACAACTTTAGTATTTCATTCAATGCTTCATGTCTATGGTTATCTTTCAATACAGTTTGATAAACATGCTGAGAACCTTTCAGTTTTGGAACATCATGTATAGCAGAATCATTATTGAACTTCAAATCAATTTGTTGTGGGTCTCCAGTAAGAATCATTGTAGATAACTTACCCAATCTACCCAATACCATTCCTAATTGTGGTTTAGTTAAGTTTTGGAACTCATCAACAATAACACAGGCGTTATCAAATGTTCTACCTCTGAAGTGAGATAGGGAAACCAATTCGATATTTTCTTCCTTTTCCATCTTTTCCAAAATATGGGGTTTGTTATAAACCTTTCTCATATTAGAACGAATCGGAACTAACCAAGGTTCCATCTTTTCGGAAAGTGAACCAGGTAGATAACCATTATCTTCATTTGAAACAGTTGGTCTTGTTATAACGATTTTGTTTACTTGTCTTGTAAAATACATATCCAATGCCACCTGAACCGCTAAGAGTGTTTTACCACTTCCAGCTTTTCCCATTATAAAATTATATGGGTGATAAAGAATATTTGATTTAGCATCTTTTTGTTCATTGGATAAGTTCAAATCAAATTTGATTTTTCCTTTTGGTGGTGTCTTTTCGATGTTCTCCGGCATAAATAAAATTTAAGTAGTTAATTGTTTTTGCGTTTTCTTTTTGGTTAACTCTTTTGTAAGTTCAAATTGTTTTTGATATTTTGCAATCTCAGAACATATTTCATAGTGTTCCAAAAGTTCACACAATTTTAATAATCTATGTAACGCCAATGTGTAATCTGATTTTGATATTACAGATACCACATCAGATTTTGCAAATTCAATAAGAATGATAGATGGAAGATTGTTAGATTGGGCTGTTGATAAAAGTTCAAATACTCCCCATAGATAATACTCACCGAAATCTTTTAGATATTCGTTTAGTGTATGGTTTTCAGTTGAGATGTATTTTCTCCATTCAACATTTACTAAAGGTCTTTTTTTCAAAGTATCCAATCTTTAATGTTACTATTATAAGTATTATGAAATCAGTAATTAGTTTGAGTTATCTTTCTTGCAATCTCCATTGCTGAAGTGATTCAATCCACCAATATAATTCACCATTAAATAATACTTCTTCCTCATCTTCAACTCCCTTTCTTCCGATTGGAGGATACTGAGTAGATGGTGGAGTTGTTGTTACATTTATAGATGGTTGAGTTGGTGATGGGGTTGTTACTTCGATACTTCCGTATTGACCTAATAAATTTGCTTGTAGTATTCTTTCGTTATAATTTGTATTTGGTTTACGAACAACCCAAGATATATATTTTACCAACTCTATATAATCGTAAGTTGGTTCTGCTTTTAATCCACCTTCATTTGTTGTTTGATAGTTTGATTTTTCAAATAAATTTCTATGAACTTGAACATATTTCTTTTCACCATTTGAGGCTGTAAGATTTATATCTAAATTTAGTTCATCTGCTCTAAGTTCACTTATTTTTTGTTTTAATGGAGATAAGTTAACCAATACAATATGTTCTGCATCAACTACATAGTTAACATATATTGGATTAACATTGTAGATTCCAACAAGCGTATTGTAAAACTTTGAGGATGTGTATAATTTTGGATTAGTATCCGTTTCATCTTCTTGCAGTGCCAATATGAAGTTAATATCAACACCAGAATCATTGACTGAAATTACGCTGGATATATCATATTTAGGAATGGTTAATGTATTTTGTGGATAATCTCCACTCAATGTTACCGAACCTTTTTGAGTTAAGTTTGATACTTTTACTTTCTCAACAATACCATCAAATTCAACAGTCTTAGTTGTTTGTAATGTTTCATTTTCCATTTTTTGTAAAATTGGAGATGAAAACACACTTACATTTGTATTGTTTGTAGGAACTACACTCTTAGGTATAGTAAATGGACCCGAAGATGAGTTATCTTCAAAATTAATTACATTTGTATTTGTAGAATTGTTAAGTAGTAATCGTTCAGCCACAATAGTTTCATTTTACATAAATATCATTTATCATAATATTCTATTGTAACACCTGCTTCAGTAAACATTTGAATTGAACGAACAGCCGATTCTTCCCACTTAGTTCCGTTAGCACCCTTACCTTCTCTGAGTACTATTTTAGAAATTCCACTATTGATAATTGCTCGGGCACAATCTGCGCAACTGATACCACAAGTCATATACATTGTTGTTCCCAATGTGGATACACCGATTCGTGCTGCATTGTAAATAGCGTTTCTTTCCGCATGCTCAAACCAAAAGTATTTCTCAGGCCTTTCTTGCCTTTCATCAACATCATCGTTTATACCGCGTGGAAATGAGTTATAGCCGGTAGAAACAATTTCGTTGTCTTTACCAACTATAACCACTCCAATTTGAGTTTTCTTATCTTTGGACTTAAGCTTTACCTGCTCTGCTATATTTATGAAATACTCGTCCCAATTCATATTTTACTTTTTCAAATAGTGATTTCTTTGTTTTAATTTCAAACACATTTCCATTAGAAGATAGTTTTCCGAACCTACCATCCTTTACAACTGAACCATTTGAAAATTTAGTTGGTAGAGTACTGATTTGCAAAATACCCTGATTTATAATATCCTCACAATTGTGAATGTGTCCAAATAAAACCAACTTAGGTCTTACTTCGATAATTCTATTCATTAAAGATTTATCACCACATCTTTCCATCGCACCATTTCTATCAAATGAAATATCCAATATTCCTTTTGGTGGTCCGTGATTGATGACAATATCAGTATCAATATCAATAATATTTCTCCAAATTCTATCCAACTTTGTTCTATCTTTGTTGAAAGACCAACCAAATCCAAATGAAGGTGTGTAAGGTGAACCAAAGATTTTTAGCCCCTCAATAGTTGTGTAACTGTTTTCTAAATAAATAATACCAGCATTCATAAAATCATATTTAGTAACCAACCTCTTTTCAATTGAAGTATCGTGATTACCTGCTACAAAGATTTTGTGTTTAACCGGAAGAGCACTATACCAATCAATAAAATCCCTAACTTCGGGTTCATTGGCAAAGGGGTCTCTTGGATTAGAACAATCCCCACTAAAAATCACCATATCAATATCCGCTGGAATCTCCAACAAATTATGAAAGGTGTGTGTATCTGATATGTGCCAAATTTTCATTTTAGATTCCAATTACAATTTCCCATTTTAACCAACCGATGATAAGTTCTAAATCACCATTAAGAGTTCGAGTGTGGGTTAGTTTAACATAAGGGAGTAGATAAACCTGTCCCCATACTTCACAATAAGTTACTCTCATTATTTTGCCCATTTACCTCTTTGGACAATCTGAGCAATTACACCATAAACTGATAAATCTTCGTAAGTGTCTTGAATTGATTCACCTACTTCATCAGGTTGTCCTAATACTACTAATTGTTTCAAACGCTGAACCTTATCATTGATACGAAACCACAATCCAGTAAGTGAAAGTTTCACATCTTCGTTTGTTTCCAAAGCCGTACCTACGGAAATGTTGCCAGGTCCATAGTTTCGTTGTTTCTTACAAAAGGTAATGTACATCTCGTCCAAAATCTTTTTGAACTCTTCAGTTGTTTGTGGGTAAGTTGCCTCACAATACTCAACAGCCGATTGACCGTATTCGATTTTCTCTTCGCTCATAACTTGTTTTGATGTTTATGAACAAATATACGAAAAATATTTTACATATACAAGCTAAACAAACTATAATTACGAAAAATGAAAATAGTTGAATTTTTTTTATCGTTTGGGAAAAGTAGTATATATGTATTTATAAATTACACATAAGATACTCTCAGGTGAAGCTATGAGTTTAAGCGCTTCGAAACTTCAGGTACCCACTCCTGTTGGATAAGATAAATTTTACTTTTTTGAATTTCACAAAACGCACAGAGACACGGTGCAAGATAAGACAGCAAAAAAAATTAAAATAAAAATTAGACAATAAAAATCAAATAACTTCGTAGTTAAATTTATCTAATCTCTTAACAACTCTATAAACTCTAGGTGTAGGGTCCTCAGCATCCAATTCATCTCTTTTAGATTGTGCTTCGGATAATGTGTCGAATTCATCTAATGAATCTTCTCCATTTAATTTGTAAACCCAAATCTGTCTTTTTGCCCAATTAGGGTCTCCAGCATTTTGGTCAACTGGTATGAGTTGTTTTTGTACAGCGTATTCTTTCATATCAATTTATTTTGTATAAATATTTAATTTTACCAATTCCATAAAGGGTTGTTGGGGTTCTCCCACCAAAACAATAATCCACCATCCTTTTCAAAATCAAACTTTTCAGTATAGTAATCTGGCTCAAATACCGAATTAGATTGTAGATACAAACATCCAAATCTAAAGTTATTAACCGAACCAATTAGTTGATTTTTAAGAGTACCGAAATTACTTCCTCTTAAACACCCCGAATCAATACACAATAGTTTCTTATCAGTTCCTCTATATTTTTCAGAAAGTTCTTCACACAACATTGAGTATTCAGATTTATTTAATCGTTCCTCATTTGGATATGGCATTTCTAAAAACTCCATTTCAAATGGTTCATTGTTGTTGAGATGTGAAAGGGAATGGTTTATTATTTGACATAATTGTGAACTATATTCAGGTGAGCAAACAACAATAATTGTGTTTGAATCAACCCACTCACTATCCTTTATCTTTTTGATAAGTGTGAGTGTATCTATATACTCCTTATCTCTATCTATCACAAAATATCCCATAAGGATAAATATCTAAAAAGGAAGTTTGGAACCAATCATAAAAGAATTGATGATTGGCATACCCTTTACAGTTGATTTAATAATTGTCCAACCTGTATTGATTGTGAACCTTCGTGTCAATCTTATTGTAAAAGAATTAGCAAGTATTGTCATCCCACCAATAGTAGTTCCCTTCAAATCATTTTGTAAATCAAACCCACCCATATATGGTGATTGTGTCCAAATGATTGCCGGTGCGTAAGTTATTCTATTATTTACATTAACAATGTTTGTGTATAACACATTATACCCAATTACACTCATTTGATACTTACCTTCGCCAAACATATTAGCCATTGAGAATCCTATACCAGCGGTTCCCCATTTTCCCATAGGTTTCATTCTATTTGCGGAAAGAACAATGGTTCCATTACCAAAGTTGTTTGAATATCCCAATGAAAACGCATTGATAGAACCTACCGTTGGAGTAGGGGGTGTTAGAGGGGACTTAGAAGATACTTTACCATCAACACCATAGTGTGTATGGTCTCCGTGTATAAGTGTTGTTAGAGAGGGGATTTTGATATTAACCTTTGAGTATGAAGCAGTTAAAGCAAACTGTCTGAAGTTACTCCAAATCATTCCGTTCAATCCAAAAGTTTCATCACCAAATAAAGAAGTTTGAGATGCCCCAGTAGCCATAACAACATCATACGAACCCAGCAAAGATTGTATTGCCATCATATCTGCTTTAACTTGGATAGGATTAAACTTCTTAACCCTTTCCTTTTTCTCATCCTTCTTTTCTTCTTTTTTTTCCTCGTCCTTTACTTCTTCTTCAGATTCTTCTCCATCTCCATTATCATCATCACTCGATTTCTCATCTCCACCTTCTTCTCCTCCTCCGTCATCTCCATTTTCTTCGGTGGAATCCTCAGATTCTCCACTCTTTGTTTCAGTCTCTTCACTTTTAGTTTCAGTTGTTTCTCCTCCACCATTTTCGGTTGAAGAATCATTTGTACTTGATGTATCAGTATTACCACTCTCAGTAGTACTATTTGTAGATGTACTTTCAGATGTGGAGTTGTTAGTTGTATTAGATGGTGCATTCGTACCTCCCGTTGTATTAGTTGTTGGTGTGGGTGGTGGTGTAGTTGGTACCGATGTAGCCGCACTAGCAGCAGTTTGAGCTGCCTGTTGTGCGGTTTGAGCGGTTTGTTGAGCTTGTTGTGTTTGTTGAGTTGCGGTTGAACACGGTGATAGTAAGTTCCACCACACATATGTTTCGTTTAACCATTGTTGTAATACTCCACTGGTAAACTCAGCGTAAGTAAAGATTCTTATCTTATTATAGAATGCAACTGTTGCTGAACCATTTACGAAGTTAGCAGTTACTACCTTTACTTCACCAGTACACCTGTCCACAAATGTTTGAGTAAAAACTTGTCCATAAGAACTAAATCCGAATAATAGAAATAATATTATTAATATTCGTTTCATTCATTAGTTCTCGAAGATTCCTTTTTTAATCATTCGTGAAACAATTCTTGCAGATGCGGTTTCTAATGCTTTACGAGTTGTTACTCCAATGGCAGATTGTCTGAAGTTAATTTCTTCAACATCCAATCCTAAGATACCTTCTTGTGTTTTTACAGTGTTAGCATCACCTAAACCAGAACCAACAAAATAAGTTCCATCGGTTGCATTGGTGAATCTAACTTGCAACCCCAAACGAGTTGTTTGTGTTTGTTTAGAACCATCTCTCATAGAAAGAACTTCATCTTCCGATACTGAGAAATCATAAACCTCAATCGTTACAAAGTATTCTGCTAATTTAATTTTACCCATTCCATAGACCTGATTTTCGGATACACCTTTACGAGATGCAACCCATTGGTCTTTCATTCTATTTTTAATTTCAGATTTCTCCTCAACAAATTGGAATCGGTTTGTCCAATCCAAATATTCAATTACCATATTGGTAACACCCAATCCAATTCTAGCATCTTTCAAATCAGGATACATCTCATATACTTCATCGGAGATACCCACATTCAAAAGTGCAATTGGAATCATTGGTCCATCATAATCAGAAACATCATCAATCGATGCTTTCTTTTCAAACTCAGCTTGATAAGTTTCTGCTTTAATTGAACCTATTTGTGCATAAGAGGTAAGTGTAAAAAATACACCCACCATTATTAATATTATTTTTTTCATATTATGACCCTAATGTATCGTATATACCAAATTGAACATTATCCCACATATGTGGATTTAGTATGGTTGCAACTAAAATTGTTGATAACCCACCAATTGCTAAAACAAATAATCCGGTAATCCATAAAGCAACTAAATACTCTAATGGTGAATTTGCTTCTTTCCAAATATTCACAATTGAATTGTTTAATATAAAATCTTTCATAATGTTTTTAGTTTATGTTACCAATCTATTTCTTGTTCTTTTTCCAATTTCTTTACAGGTTTTCTAGCGGTAGTATCTTTAATAATCACCGTCTTAGTTTCCGCTGGTTTTTGTTCTGGAATGTTAATAATAACTTGTTGATTGTTCGATTGAGATTGTTGTTGTTGCTGAACCATTTCGGTTTTAGCTCCACCCTCTTCTTCATCTGCAATACCCAAAATACCCTTTACCTCATCGATAAAAATACCACCGATGGTTGTTAACACAACCCCAGCACCTGTTATGATTTGGTTCTTCAAATTAGAAAAGAACCCACCATTGTTTTCTGCTTCTTCGCTCATAATTTTATTGTTGTTTGTTTAATGATGTTATCTTTAACATCTTTTATTAATAATTTGTAACTACCCCTTGGAAGGGCTCTTGTGTAAATGTTAAGTTTGTTGTCTCCAACCTTACCATAAAAGATTTCATTGGTATGTGTTATGTTTGTAAACTCATCAACCAACGATATTTTGAATTCACCTTCGGATACAATATTAATGTTAATCTCATCACCATCGTTCACAACAGTACTCTGAACTTCGAAGATATCAACACTATTGGTAACCGGCTCTAATATTTCAAAAGTATCATCAGTACATGAGAACACAACCAAAAGTAGCAATATGTAAAATAGTTTTTTCATTATTCTATATTCATTTTAAGTTGTTCACTTTTTGCGTTTACCGCATCGGTGTTAGTTAGAATAACCAATCCTAATGTGTTATCAAGTTGGACTTTTGGTGTAAAAGTTAATGTATATTTTGTCTTACCATCCAAATACTGGTCTTTGATTTGGACAAATGAACCAATATTGATGTAATCATTTTTTAAGTTACTAAAGTTAGTTGATACATTATTTGTTTGATAATTGATTTCATCAAAAATTAATTTAGATGAATCAAATTTAACTTTATATTGTGCACCAATTACTTTTTGTTGTTTAGGGTCTAATGTAATATTTGCAATAACTTTTCCATTAACTAATTCAGTTGTAATGGTAGTTGATATTTGTCTTTCAACTTTATTTGTTGCTTTAGCATATGATGGGATAAACACCTTAGCGGTAGTTGTTTGTTCTGATTGAACATTTGGAGTTGTTGAATGTGATAAGTTAACATCACCTCTCCAAGTGATAGCGGATTCAAAACTAAATTGTAATTTTGAATTATTTTTGTTATCCAAATAATTCATCAAAGTTGTTCCGTTTGGAATCTGAGAATAGTTAGTTGTAGTAATTGTATCGTATTGTGCTTTAGGATAAAACTTGGAAGCATAAACCATACCATCTCCCTCTAAATAAGTGGATACATCTAATACTTGTGAAAGTAATAGGTAGGTATCATCTGAATTAAACTGACCATCACCATTAACATCCGCATTCATAAATTGGATACCATTTCCAAATTCGTTACCAACTTCATTTTGGTTAATACCTCTATTGTTTAATTCAGCAAACGCAAGAGCAACATCTGATATTGTTACTATCTCATCATATTGTTCTCCAAAGGTAATTGTATAATCACCATTTTGTGCATCAACTACATACCCATCCCAATTAGCAATAACTGCCAAATCAGAAGTTCTATCAAATCCTTGTGTGATATTCATCGAACCATCTGTACTAAAGTTTTCATAAGTTGCATAATCCGGTTGCAACCAGCTCTGAACATCATTTGGGTCTTTTGTGTATAACCCACCATCAAACAATGTAGGGTCTAATGTTTCGGGAAATAATACCTTAAACGATGCGGTTACCTTTGTTGAGGTTGGTACATTGTCGAATGTTTGATTTGGAAACGCTTTAACATCGGTAAATAGATATCCAGTTATGTTATCCCTAACCGATGCTTTTCTTAACATTGCTGATTGATTAAAGTCAAATCCGTTTGGTACTTGTTTATATCTAAACTTTAATCTAGCCACAACACCAATTAGTTCACCTGTTGTTTGTGAACTAATAACCATCGGTGCATGGAATGATTGTTCCCCTATGTAATTCCATCTATGGTCAGTATAATACTGCCCATATAAATCATCAACTGTTGCAGTTGTTGAGTTTTGAAATTCATAAACAGATGGCCATTGGTTGGTGTACCAGTTACCATTTGGATTTGGATTATCAATTCCCAAATAATCAAACGCATCATTTTTGAAAGTAAACCAAATATCTGCAAAAGTTACTTTTCTTTGTGAGTTATCTGAATTATAAATTGTAACATCTAAATAAAACTCATCGCCAATTTCCAATGCGGTAATTGGTGTTACTTCTCCTTGAACTGGTTCATTGATTAAACCAGCATAATCCAATGATATGTTTATGGTTTGTGAAAACGATAACATTGGTAATAGAAATAATAATACTAATAATTTTTTCATTTAAGTAATTCCTCTACTATTTGTGATACTACCTTTTTTAATGCGATGGAAGCAGTTTGTTGATTGAATGTACCATCATCCGCAACTACGAGTGTAGAGGTAGAGACTTCTTTTGATTCACCCTTTTGGGTAGTTTTTTTCTTTACCTTCTTCCCTTCTTGAAGTTCACCTATGGCTATAATCTGAGTTATAGACACATCTTTGTGGAATACCGCAACATTCGTTCCGATATTCTTAATATCAAAAAATACTAATTTAATATTGATTTGCTTTTCCGCATTTGGTGAAAGTGAATAATCACTATCCATAAGAATTTCTTCTACGATATTCTTAACACCAAATGCAAGGTTACGGTTACCAGCGAATTGTCCTATTCGGATTTCGTTAGTAATTTCCCCCACCTTAATCAAATCATCTTGTGCTTGAACCGATTCCAATCCAAACAGTAGGAATAGACATATCCCTACAAATTTCAAAGCATTCATAAAATGCTACCTTTCTTTTCTAAAGTAACAATTTATATAACTTGATTAAATGTAAACCTGATTGAGTATTAGATACTATCTATTGAGTATTCGATTATAAATATAAGGATAATTAAATACCAATAGATTTTAATCTGAGTATTTCATCCTTAACCTTTTGATTAAAAGGTGTCCAACTGAAGTTGTTTAACATCCACTCCCTATATGAAGCAGGGATTTCCCTAACCTCCTTACCAGCAAACTTACCAAATGGCATAACTACCTTAACACCTTCAGCCGCTTTTTCTTGCGGAGACTTTTCACCTTCAATATGTAAACCAATTTCACTAATAGGAATTCCAGTGAGTAACTTTTTATCCTCACCATACATCTGCCACATCCCATTATCCTCCTCTTTGAAGTAGATATCTTCAACCTTTCCAAACTTTGGAACTGCTCCTACAAAATCTACAACTAATCCTTCGGGTTTGTTTGGGTGGATACGAGTAACCCTACCAACGAACTGATACCACCAACTTAAAGATGCGGTGGGTCTACCAGTAATGATACAATCCAATTCAGGATAATCAAATCCAACCGATAAGATATTGACTTGTGCAATACATCTTAACCTACCACTCTTAAACTCTTCCAAAGTTTCTCTTCTTTCTTGCGGAGGCATATCAGAATACACCGCTTTACAACTTGGAATGAGTGTAGTTAGTTCTTTAGCTTCATCAATTGATGGCACAGCTATAAGAATTGACTTCCTATTGTACAACTCTTCTACCTTTTTGACAATCTTTGATGAAATTTTCTGGTTTTTGTATGCCTTCTTAATAGATGAGTTGGAATATTCAGCTCCAGTAGTGTTGTAAATCAAATCACCTGTATTGAAATCGTAGGATTGATATTCCAATCTACTCCAAAACTTTAATTCAACCATTTCTTGAATTTGGGCAACATAAATAATTTTCTTAAAGAAGTTACCTTTCTTAGAACGATTAGTTAACATTACCAACTTTGAAAATGGTCTACCATCATCTCCCATATTTGTCTGAAGTTTGAGAGGAGTTGCGGTTAAACCCAATGTATGAACGATACCAGCACCCTTTAGGAAGCGCCTAAGCATTCCATTTGGTTCTCTGGGGAATCTATCACACTCATCGATGATAACCTTTGTAATCCCCATCTCTTTGAATTTATGTGCAATGTTAACAATCGAACCAATTGTTGCATATGTAACAGAACCAATTTCTTTTTCACCCATTGCCGCAGAATAAATGGATGCTTCACCACCTAAGTTGATAAACTTATCATAATTCTGCTCCAACAATTCTTTAGATGGTTGAATCACCAATAATCTTTCACCAACCCCTTTAGCAATCTGAGCTATTACAATGGACTTACCAAATGCCGTAGGGGCAACAATAATTGAAGGAACGGGCTTTCGTTCCTTAAAGTATTCAATCCCCAATCTAACGGGTTCTATTTGGTTCGGTCTTAATTCTAACATAATATATCTATATACATAAATATACAAACTTTCAAATATACGAAAAAAATTTGACATACCAAAGTTTATTTAATGTTAAATTTTTCCAAATAATCATTTGGTTATCTCAGGAATTATTCGTATCTTTGTATCAAAATAAAAGTATATGTGCCTTTTTGAATTTTGAAAAAGAGGATAGGGGGATACATATATGGGGAATTGATACGACACCAATTCCTTAATAGGTTACATTATATTAATTAAATAAAACAATTATGAAGCAATTTTTGATTGGTATGTTGATGTTCTTTACATCACTTACATCCTTCGCTCAAATTACCGGTAAGGTAGTTGATGCGGAAACAAACGAACCCTTACCAGGCGCTACGCTAATTGTAAAAGGAACCCAAACAGGTGCTACCACCGACTTTGAAGGTTCCTTTTCTTTTGATGTGGAAACCGGTTCGGTACTACAAATATCCTTTGTTGGATATAAAACTTTGGAAGTTACGGCTAAAAAAGGATTACTTGTTCAATTACTACCTCAAGTAAACACATTGGGTGAAGTAGTAGTTACATCAGGTGTTATCGATGTAGCGAGAGAAAGAGAAACTCCAGTTGCAGTTTCAGCAATTTCCCCAGCGGAGATTGCATTGAAAGTTGGTAATACGGAATTCCCTGAAATTATGAACCGCACACCTGGTGTGTATGCTACCAAAACAGGTGGTGGTTATGGTGATTCTCGTATCAACCTTAGAGGTTTTGACCAAAGAAACACTTCTTTCCTTATTAACGGACAACCTGTTAATGATATGGAGAGTGGTTGGGTATATTGGTCTAACTGGCAAGGGTTAACCGATGTAGCAAGTGGTATCCAAATCCAAAGAGGTTTAGGAGCATCTCGTTTAGCAGTTCCATCAGTAGGTGGTACTGTTTCTATTTTTACCAAAGCTGCTGAAAAGAAGCAAGGTGGTTCGGTTTCCGAAACTATTGGTAATAATGGATTTGCTAAAACATCCGTTACCTACAACACAGGTAAAAATGAAAAAGGATGGGCATCATCTTTCTTACTTTCACAATGGAGTGGTGATGGTTACGCATATGGTACTTCTGGTGCAGGAACAACTTACTTCGCAGCAGTTGGTTACCAACCAGAAGGTTCTAAGCACTCACTCAACCTTTCTATCTTAGGTGCAGCACAATGGCACCACCAAAGAAGTTCTTGGGTTTCTATTAGAGATTACCAAAACTTTGGTTCAGACCACAAAGATGGTATTGACCGTAGATGGAATACCGATGCTGGTTTCCTCAATGGTGAAGAATATAATATGAGAAGAAACTTCTACAACAAACCATTGGCTACTTTCAACTGGGATTATGAAATCTCATCTAAATTGAAATTGAATACCTCATTCTATGGTTCAGCCGGTAGAGGTGGTGGTACAGGTCCACGTGGTGGAAACTTCCGTAATGGAGTTACCGATTTATATCCATACAACAAAGACCTTACTGACCATTACTTAAATGGTGGTAGAGGAGCTAGAGATGAAAATGGTTTCATCAACTTCGATGCAGTAATTGCAAACAACCAATCAACTACATCCGGTTACACAGGCGCATTATCAGCATTCGAAGGACAATTGATTGGTTCTAATGGATTCAAAGATGATGGTGTAAATCGTTCAGTATTGGTTCGTAGAGCATCAATGAACTCACACGATTGGGTTGGAGCAATCTCTAACTTAGAAGGTCAGTTCGGAAACTTCAAAACTTCTATTGGTGTAGATTTAAGACAATACAAAGGATACCACTATCGTGTTCTTAACGATTTGATGGGATTAGATGGTTACTACTCAACTGGTAATAAAAACTCTGCAGGTCAAATCATCAACACTTTAGTTGAAGCAACTCCATTTACTGGAACTGGTTTAGATGGTCCTAAGATTGATTACTTCAACAATGGTATCGTTGGATGGCAAGGTGTGAATGGTATGGTAGAATACTCTAAGAATCGTTTGAACGCAGTTCTTCAGGGTGGTTTATCTAACCAATCATTCCAAAGAGAAGATTTCTTTGACCAACCAGCACTTCCGATTTCGGATACTAAGAATCAGGGTGGTGGATATCTTAAAGGTGGTGCTAACTACAACCTTGATGAGAAATCGAATGTATTCTTTAATGCAGGTATGATTTCAAGACAACCTCAGTTTGATGCAGTATTCCCTAACTTCGCTAATGTTGTAAACGAAGATTTACAAAACGAAGAAATCCGTTCATTGGAAGTAGGGTATGGTTTCATTGGTGAAGATTTAACTTTCAACATTAACGCATACTCAACTACTTGGGGTAATAGATTTATCTCTCGTTCATTGAATAACGCACAAGGTGACCAAGGTTCTGCACAATTTAAGGATATCGATGTACAACACAATGGTATAGAATTTGAATCAGTTTACCGTCCAACTACAAGATTGAAATTGAATGGTATGTTATCAATCGGTGATTGGAGATACACCAAAGATTTCACCGCAGAGTTGTTTGATGCTAACCAACAATCAATCGGTACAGGTACTTTGTATATGAAAGATGTTAAAGTTGGTAACGCTGCTCAGTTCACCGCTAATGTTGGTGCTGATTATAGAATCGGTAAAACTAACTTCGATATCGCTTATCGTTTCGTTGATGGTTTATACGCTGATTACACAATCACCGATGCAGGATTTACACAACAAGATAACTTGGGTGCTGTAAAACTTCCTTCTTACGGATTGGCTGATGCTGGTATGACTACTCGTTTCAAAGTATTTGGTAACAACGCATCGTTCAGAGTAAACATCAACAACTTGTTTGATAAAGTTTACATTGCTGAATCTAACACTAACATCCACGCTGATGAATCATCAGTTACTTGGAATGGTGTAGATGTTCGTAACTCAGTATGGTTTGGTTTCGGTAGAACTTGGAACGCTTCATTGAAGTACAACTTCTAAGAAACTTTACACTTATTTACTAAAGGGGATTCCGAAAGGTTTCCCCTTTTTTATTAACAAATAAATAATGTGAATCTTACTTAGTGTTAACAACATATTGGTAGTCGATTTAATATACTAACTATGTATTATAAATTAATATTATACAATATGAAAAAATTATTATTATTATTTATCGTTGGTATCACAAGTTGTGTTACAGAACCACCACAACCACAACCAAAGGATTGGGAAGGAATTTTGGTGAATGTGGATATTGATTCAAATACCACTTGGTATTCAGATTCAATCTATACACTACAAGGCCGTATATCTGTAATCAATGGAGCTACCCTTACCATTCAGCCGGGTTGTTTAATTAAAGCACAATCTGGTATAGGTTCAGTAGCATCATCGTTGGTAATTGCTAGGGGTTCTAAGATTATGGCAGAAGGAACTCCAAACGCACCAATAATATTTACAAGCGTTATTGATTCAATTGGCATTGGTGAATTAATATCTCCGAACTTAGATGAAGATGTTCAAGGATTATGGGGTGGTATAGTAATATTGGGATATGCTCCAATTTCAGCCGGTTCAGTACCCCTACAAATTGAAGGTATTCCATCTTCAGATGCAAGTGGATTATATGGTGGTACGGATTCATTGGATAATTCCGGTGTGTTATCATATGTATCAATCAGACATGGAGGAACAAACATCGGACAGGGCAATGAGTTAAATGGATTAACATTAGGTGGAGTAGGTAAAGGAACTACAATTAATAATATTGAAATCGTAGCAAATCAAGATGATGGTATTGAATTCTTTGGAGGATGTGTAGATGCAGAAAATCTATTGGTATGGGCATATGGTGATGATGGTTTGGATGTTGACCAAGGCTATAGTGGATTGATTCAAAACTATGTAGTAGTAGAGGGTAGTAATTCAGACCACGCATTGGAATTAGATGGTGGTGAGGGTAATTGGAACTCTTCCTTTAATATGCTAGATGGTTTACTTATTTCAACAAATGGTTCTGAGGTTCATTGTAGAGATGGCGCTATGGGATTCATTCAATTTGATGGTATAGCAAATGTAGAATTAGATAACGGAACTCAAATGGTTGTAGATACCCTTAATAGTGCGGTAACCATAATGGAGTTTGATTGGACATTGACTTACGCAAAAGGAAAGTTGTGATTCAATATTATTGAGCATAAAAAACCCCACTCAATAGGTGGGGTTTCTTTTTTAATTTAATCTCTTTAATTTATAAATTGTAGAACGAAGTAGTTCATCTACACTATCGTATAGATTCATTAGGTAACCATCTTGAGGAAGTTTGGTTCTCTTTAATTCACAATACTTTGCTAATTGTTCAAAGTATGCAATCGTATCTTCTTCATTTTCCAAATCTTTGATAGCACCTACCATCTTATATCCCTTTAAGATATCATACTTACCTTGATAAGATTCAACAATAGAATCAATTAAACCAATGATACCATCATAGTATCCGTTTAACGCCATATGCTTTGAATAAGATGAGGTTTGTAAGTGGAAGATGTGAGCTTGGTTTCTACTCTGCATCAATGTTCCGATATATTCGTTCATAATAAAATCCTTTTAACTCCCTATAAATATAAATCAAATCCAATTTTCGAAAGGATGTGGCTTTTCTTTAACTACCGCTCGGAATGGTTTATCAAAAGAAACTATCTCAGTATCCCATTTGAAGGCATCCTCTAAGTAGGATTTCCACTCCCCCTTAAACTCATTCCAATACCTATCCGAAGTTAATCGTTCTAATTGCTTTCTATCATTAACTATTGAGCGGTAATCGATTTCTTCGAACTCTTCCATAACTTTACAATATGAATTAATATCACACACATATTCAAAAACATAATGGAGTACCCATCGGTAAACATTCCATATACGAACCACAAAAGGGCTCCCACACTATTTACCACTCGTAACTTATTTCCATCCATTACAAACGATGCTAGGATGAATAGGGTGGCTACAAACCCCAAATATTCAATTGATTCCATTATATTTGTTATTGGTCTTATTTACTATTACTACTATACTATTGAACATATTCTCCATCGGTGTTGAGAGGGAACCGATTCCCCCCTATAATTGTCTTTTTACAAAATTTTTCATCGGTGTCGGTCAAAAGGTTATTTTTAGTCGTTTACCCCTATCTTCTTTTTGATAGTGTCTACCCACCGAGTAACTCCCCCATTAGGATTGGCAGTTGTAAATTGATGGGAGATAACCCTTATCAATTCGCCCGTTGGATTGTGAGCTAAAAACCTTGTTCTTGATTTGTGTGGTATTGATTTCATCTTCTATGTCTACCTTTTTGTATTACCTTAGTTACTCCAGCCTTTATTCCCATCGAAGGTTTAATCTCCTCTACCTTTTTGGGTTGGGGAAAATCAATCCATCGTAAACCAAAAAACAACCAAGCAAAGAATCTTCGCAAGGGGTTAGGTTTCTTAGTTAGCGCAAAGGAGATAAAGTAATTCTCATCCCCAATCTTCCATTCCCCTATTGGTAAAGGGGCTTGTACATTCATCATTTGATTTTTCATTTTCGTTATATAGCGTTTCCATTAATTTCCAAACAACCTCACAATCCTCATACCTTTCATCCGATTCTAATTCGGTTAGTAAATCCACTAAGGATGTATAGGGTATAAGGGAAACGATTGTTCCCCTTCTGATAGTTCCCTTAGTGTATCCATCCAATACCCATTTAAGAGAGGAAATTCGTATCTCCCTTAAATCCTCATTGTTCAAGCCTCTGAGGTATTCCATATAGTAGAATTCTTCTGGTCCCATAGTGGATATAAATATACTCCTATAAGGGATTAAACCCAAGAGGCTGAGTAACTACCCAATCTCCAATTATTTAATCCAATTCTTTCCTTTAAGGTAACACTCTCTAGCAAAGTTAAGAGCTTCTCTATCCTCTTCTCCATAGAATCCAAAATTCAAAACCCTTCCTAAGATGAGCTTATATTTCTCTTCTACCCAAAAGGGATTTGAATCCGAAGGGAATAACAACTCTTCAATCATTCTTTGTTGTTGAGGTTTTAACTCAAAGGTATCCAATTCCATACGAAGGATTTCCTCTTGCCAATCTCTCAACTCATTTCCCATTCTTCTTCAATTCCTTTTGTAGTTCCTTTACCCTCTTTAATCGGATTGTATCCTTTAACTCATCCGAATGTGAAGGATTATCCTTACTTCTTTTCAAGCGCTTCTTCAACTGATTAAGTTTGTATCTTAGTTTACCAAAATCCTTTTTCATCTTCTCCTTCTTTATTTTGAATTTCCCTTAGCCATCCCCATTTCAATCCATTAGAGATTCTATTCCCAATAGTATCCCAATCTCTCTTCTCTTCACAATAGATGAAATCCGATAGAATTTGTTCATCTCTATTGGTATCCTCATCCCTATTGGTTTGTTCGCTGAGGATTTCATATCTCTTTCCCCTATATGTGTATATGGGATTCTTCACTTTTTATGGGCGCTCTTCTATGAGGGGCCTGTTAGAGTTGTAGAAGTGGATACCTTCAATTACGATTGATTTGGTTGCTGTCCATTTACCTCCATAGGTATAATGCCAATAGTTCTCACCATCTACTACTATGTACTTATTGTTAAACGAAAAAGTTTGTAATTCACTCATAGGGTCAAGTATTTTATATTAATTACAAATATACGAAATAAATCTGAGATAACCAAATCTTAGATAGATTATTTTCAGTTCACTTATCCCACCTGTCCACAGATACACCGAAGGGGGTATCAAAGGGTATCTTCCCAGAGAGGAAAAAAACCGGGCTCCGCATGAAAACGGACCAGACCGGGCCTGTGCCCATGCGTGTTTTCCGGTAGTTACAAGAAACCTGTCAGAGGGGGGTGGGGGGTCCCCTGCACCTCAACCGATGTGCGTATTTTTTTTGGGGGTGCTTCTTAACGCTCGCTAGCGCTCGCTTAGCTGGGAAGTGGGTAGTAGTTCCCCTATATACCCTATGTGTTCTCCCTTATACTATATACTGAGTGTTAGTTATATACTCTATACTACTATGGGTTATATTCTTAGCTATATTATTTTTATTAAGGGTGTCCAACTTCGGTTTGGGATTTGGGCATAAAAAAAGAGAGCCATGCATTAGCTCTCTAATCCCACCATCCTCTCGAGCGGATGATTAGTTGTTGAGTAGTGAGTTGGCTATTGCCTTATGGGACTCTTTAACGCCGGACTTACTCCACACCGGCATACTTACCTCAACTAACTATACTAATATACGAAATCTTTTCCATTCATGCAAGCCCTTTGTGAAATTTAGAATCCATCTAAATAAGAAAAGGGGAACATCTCTGTCCCCCTATACATAACCCTAATTTATGTAACCCTAATTAAAAGTATGAACTCCTTGTCTCTATGAAATCATTGGTAGCCATTACCAACGCATCTCTATATGGTAGTTTGTATTCGCCTTCGGAGAGTTCCTTCTGAAGTTTCTTTGCAATAGCTTTCACCTCTTCTTCCTTTCCGATTTCCTTTATGTGTTTCCTAGCTCGTTGATAATCAATCACTTCCAATCCTTTATCTCTTCTTTTAGTTTAACTAATATGTTCAGCTTCTCTTCCGCATTTCGTTTGACCTCTTCGCTATCGTTGATGAGGTGTTGAATGAAAACCTCAGCAGCCTTCTTCCTTCCCCACTTCTTCGGATACACTAAGCGATTGCCCATAGGGATATACTCCTTCTTCACCAAGCCTGGACTCTTTGGCTCGGAGAGGATATACCATACTCCATCTTTCTCATGGAGATACATCACTTCTTGCGTTTCCCTATTGTTCGCTACCTGTTCTCCCATAATATCTGAGCGGAAGGGTGGAGCCGCCCCACCATCTCCGAGCTGGAAGCCCGGCGAGTTTCTCTCAACTCTTCTTCCGCAATATATAAATGTGAACCTGCTTATACTACTCTCACATTAACACCAGTAGGGTGATGATTCTCCTTTTTCAATTTGAGCGGAGGGATAGAACCGCCCTACCTTCTATTGGCTGGATGCCAATCGAGTTTCTCTTAACTCCTCCTCCGCATTTGGTTAGTTGTTCTTAGTTAGAGTAATTCTCAATCACCTCAACAACTATGTAAAGATACGAAATAAATCTGATATATCCAAATTTATTTCAAACTTTTTTATCCGTAAACCTCAATATGACGGTTAACGAAGTAGTTCAACTTCTCAGTTGCTACTTTAATACCACCCACATTATTGGAGGAGATGGCTAACTCCAGCTTCCCCTTCCAGAACTCAATCTTCGGAAGGTAACCTCGTTCATACTTACTCATATTAAGATAATTTACTTTTAAGATTAACCATAGCTTGTAGTAATTTAGTTTCTACATTGAAATACTCAGTAGAATCAACTACATTCTTCACATAACAATTTCCATGTGAATCAAACTTAAATCCTTCTTTCATCAGATAATGAACAGCAACAGATGGCCAGTTCTTAATACCATCAACATTTCGTTTCATACCACCTTGCTTCATTGAACCATTATAGTTTAACTGAACAATGTATTTACCTTTTACAATCTGTCCACCTTTTACCTGCGGATATGCTTGGTATTGTATCTTACCAATCGTTAATTGTTTAGAATCACGATTCAACAACTTAGATTCATAACCTAACATTGGCTTAATTTCAATCTTATTCATTTTATCTTCTTTTAGGGTTTTAATTCTGTCTCTCAATTACTATACTAATATACGAAATCTTTTTCAAACAGGCAAGCCTTTCCTCAATTATTTTTGAAGAAGAAGGGCTGCTTTAGCTTTAGATTTCCTACCTTCTGCATCGGTGTAGAAACGAACCACCTCAGCGAACTCTCTACCTTCGTTGATTACTTCGTTAAGGATAGCCTCCACAGTTCCGAAGCGAGGGCGGTTGTTCACATGCACATACTTCACACCAGCTTCAACCTGCGTTCCCTTATCGGTTACAGTGCCAGAGTTTTCGTAACTCTCATAGATATCATACATCCCATCGAACTTACCATACTCAAACTGATGAGCGAATTGGTTAATCTTCTCAAAGTTATGTTGGGGAATAGAACCACCATTGGAAGTAGTTACATACACATCCAAAGAGTTTCCCATTGAGAAGTGGTCTGCCTTCACTCTACATAGGTATTGAGGGAAGTTTTTCTTAACGAATTGTTTCACCAACTGTCCAGCTTCCGTTGGACCGCCGTAGATGGTTGGTTTACCTTTGTAGTTACGGAGAGCGTTTTCTCTAACTTGGTAGGTTTCTCCGTTTAGTTGAATCTTAATATTTGCCATTTTGTTTTAGGGTTTTAAGGTTTTAATTATCTCTCTCTCAATCTTACAGTGTAAACATACGAAATAAAATTGAATCATGCAAGCCTTTCACAAACTTTTTTCAAATTATTTTCGTGCTTTCATATCTCTTAGTTTATATATTCATTGGTTGGAAGCTCAACACCACTTTGTTTCTTTATCTGATAGAATACATTGAAGAATGCTTTGTAAACTTTTCCAGCATGTTCTAAGTAATCAGAGTTAGGATTCTTCCACATCAACTCACCACCACTCATTCGGTGTTTGTTAACAACCTCAATTGTGTACCCTTTAAGGATGAGGTTAACTATCTTCTTCTGAGGAGGAGTAAACTTAACTCCCTCAATTGCTTTCTGAAACTTTTCTACTCTATTCATATCTTATCTCTCTCAATCTTACAGTGTAAACATACGAATAATAATCCAATTGCACAAGCTTTTTTTCATTTATTTTTCATTTTGATAGGTTAATTTTTCCCTTTTTTTAATCATTCCAAACCCCAACAGGTGCCGCATGCTTTATTTTTCCCTATATGCGCATGAAATCGTATTCGGACCTCCGCCGGTTATTCTCTCCTTCCCTATCATTATTATTTTTTTTATATATATCCCCCCACTAAGATACAAAATAAATTCCATATAGCCAAATTTTCTAGCTAAAACTTATTAACACCAGCTATGTTGATAACTTTTTATACCCCAATCGGTTGTTAATAACTTTTTTATCAGACACATTGTCAGGCCTTATGGCTTGTATATGTGGATTTTATTTCGTATCTTTGTTCATACAGCCCTATTTTCTAGCTCCTTCAGGGATTGTCTCTAAGCGCTTGTGTGTGTTGGGGGTTAAAGGTGTAGGGTGGCTCGGAGAATGTATCAGAATCGCTATGGAAAAAGTTAAGAGGCCAACACATCCCCCCTTAAGCCTCTCTTAGGGGTTGATAGGGTGGTTTTCTTAGCCATTCCATTATTAGTGTGGTATGGGGTGGGGAAAAGTGGGAGAAAGTGGTAGGTAGTGGGATAGGGTAGGGAATTAAGGTGGAATAGTGGTAAAATAAAAAAGCCCCTATAACGGGGCTTGTGAGTGAGGTTAATTATATATAGATATCAAAATTAGAATATAGGTATGTATCTATCTATATGAAGTGGGGAAGTGTAAGGTTACTCTTCTATCTCCTCTCCTATTATCCTTTTTATTTCTTCTATCTTCTTTTGTATTCCTTCTATGGGGAATGAATTCGTTTCTATCTCTTCTTCTATATCTAAGATTTGGAAATAGATTTGGATTAGCGTTGATTGGTAGTGATTCTTATTCATATGGGTTAGAGGGATTATGGGGTTTACCTTTATATATACTACCTTATATGGATTTTACTTCTTCTTTATCTGAATTACCTATACTATTAATAGTCTTAGTCTTAGCTATATTATTTTTATTAAGGGTTTCCAAGCTCCAGTTGGTTTTGGGATTCGGTTGTTGAATGAAAAAACCCACCTTTTCGGGGTGGGTTCATCTTAGGTTAAGCCGCTTGAATCGTTGTGCAATATTCTAACAATCCTTTCCAATCTCCACCTAAGCTTCTCAGTTTGATTGCAGTGCAAAGGGTTCGAAGGGATACATCCTTATTGATTAACTTATTCTTCATAATCTCATCCAATGCATCTTTCTTAGCCAACATTCCAATTTCCGGCATAAAATCCTTTTGTTGGATTAGTTCCTTCATCCTATCGTATTTCTCATTAGTGTTCATACTCACATCCACACATAGGGAACGAGAACGAAGTGGTTGAGGTATCTTTTCAATAGATAGGTTGGATATGAATATTACCTGCCCTTTGAATTCAAATACAGGGGGTAATCCTTTATCCTTTGCTGTCATTGTATTTCTCCAACTGATAATTCTCCTATCATATGAGTCCAATGCTCCTTTGAGAATATTCACTCCCGTTGGGTCTTTCAGAATGTTATCACAATCATCGAATACCAAAACTGCTCCGTTGTTGGTATACATGGTTTTGTAGAGTGCCTTTGCGGTTGAGTATCCTTTAATGAATCTGAATGTTCCTTTGAATTCTCCTTCAAATACTTCACCATGTCCGAAATCATCGAATAGGGAAAGGTCTCTCAACCTCATTCTTTGTAGGGTGTCTTGAACTGTCCAAGTTTTTCCAACTCCACCTACACCGGTTATGATAGCGGATGGGATACTTCCCTTCCCCACCAATGCGGTTAATTGTCTTAGGTAATTAAATCGTTTGTTAATGTCAACTCTCTGCTTTTGCATAATATATAGATTTAGGGGTTACTCAATCATTACATACAAAAGTCAGAAATTATTTTGGATTTTCCAAGAACTTTAACATTTATTTTTACCTAATCTACACAATTGTTTATGGTTTTGACTGTAATATTGTTGTAGGTAGTTCCATCATACTCAACCTTCACCAATTTGTTATCAGTCCAATAGATTCGGTTGTATAATCCATCCACATCACTTACCAATCCCCAACCTTCCTTTACCATTTTGGGTTCGGTTTTGATTACTTTATTTGGGTCTGCTTTCATTTCTCGTTGGTGTTAGAGTTTTTGTTGAGGTGTTGCTCATACATATTTACTGTATCTGCCTGCCCCGTAGCATACCAATCAATCATTTGCTCCTGCTCCATTTCAAGGGCTTTTTGCCATTCTTCGTCAAGTATAGATTCATCATAAGCTGGTTGGTTTTCGTATAAGTCTCTCAACCACTCTACTGCTGTCTGTTTCATTTCTCGTTTCATTTCTCGTTGGTGTTAAATTTCCATTAGTAATTCATCAAAACATTCCAAACAAATGAACATCATATTACATTCATTCTTCACATCTGAATCAAATGGGTTCATAGTCCATACACCATCTTTTTTCTCACAACATTCGCAAGTGTTGATGAGGTGTCCGAATTGTTCTTTAGTTGTAGTTTTCATTTTAAGTTTAGTTTAAGATTTACTGTCTCTATTAAACTCTTATCTCTTATTACTCTACTAATATACGAAGGGAATTTGAATATACCAAATCGGTTTTAATCAAAGTATCACCAATTTTAATCACCTAATATAGTAATCGTAAAATCATACTGCTCTACCTCACCACTATCGGATACCAATAGAACACCAAAGTAAACTCCATCGGATACACCTCCACCATTCCAATCGTTTTGGTAATCCTCACTTCTGAATACTATACCACCCCATCTATTAAAGATAGTCAATTCTCTATAATCCCAGCTCATTAGATTTTGAATCGTAAGGATATCGTTTATCCCATCACCATTTGGTGTAATGATATTTGGAATGATAAGGAAAGGTGGTTGTGGTTGAGAGCATCTTACATAGTTACTTTCTGAAGTATATGTTCCATCGGTTGTAACTACTTTCACATCATAGTTGCCCACCTCCAAAGTATCGGATTTTAAGCAGTATGTTGTATCGGTAATTGGAACATCGTTCCATTTAATCCATTGGTTTTGATAATTTAGGTAAACATCGTATTGTGGTGTTGGCCACCCATTGTATGGATTCCAAACTAAATAAAGGGAATCACATCCACCTCCACCTCTTAACCAAATAGAATGAATTGAATCAGAAGGTCCGAATGTAAATCCGCTGAATCTAAAATCAATCTTATATGAGTAACTTTCCAAATCAACATTACTTGCTGTCAAATCATCATAATACAATTTCTTCCAATTGGTAAGTAATTGGCGGAATTGATACTGAACACCATCCCATCTATAAATGCCATATCCCTCAAAGTAAGTAGTATCAAATGAATTGGTATCGATACTCCATTCCAACATCGTATGATTATCATTCACCACACTCACATTTTCAAACTCCCAAATTGGTTCAAAGCAATCATCCACAATGATTACCAAAGTATCAAACTCATTCATTGGGAATCCACACTTATTGGTTAGGGTATTCCCATCGTTACCCGTCTTTGAGTAAAGGAAATATCTACCATTTACCAAAAGTGGTTTGAATAGGTGAACTGTGATTGCTTGGGTTTCTCCATTGATATCACAATTTGCGGATAACTCACTAATTGGAATAGGTTGTCCATTTGGATTGGTTAAACGGAAATCAGTTCCATCCTCTGAAATTGATTCACAATCTAACTTAACCAAAAAGTTCAGTTCAATCACCGAATCCCCACAACTATAATCCACCGCAGGTAACCCCGTTATCGTATCTATGTATTGACCCGGAAAGTTATAATCCAACACCACACCTTGAGCTGCAGTCGGTGAACAATTGGCTGATATGGAAATCATCATATCTCTTGATGCCGAACCGACCGGATACCAAACTAAATAAAGTGAATCGTATCGATATTCGGTAATCTTAATGCTCATCACATCAATTTCTTGCTGAGTTGGTAAGAATGAAATAGTTCCAGTCTTTGTATTCAGATTGAAATAGGTTGAAGTTACTGGCTGAGTTGCTGACCATCCAGCATCAAATGGAATATTGGTTTGGTTAGGGTATGCGTTTTCTCTACAACTTATCATTTCATAGTGAACACTATCCCCATCATACTCAACACTCTTTTGTGCCCAATTGAATGGATTACCCACACAAAATGCTCTAACAGGTTCGGAAATAAAAATCGGTGAAGAATTCTCACCCAAAGTATTATCTAAATTTGCATCAAAGAAAAACCCATCTGCACCAAATCCATTTGAGGTATTGATGTTGGTAATTCCGGGAGGTCTACAACAATTGGAATACCAAAACTTAAATGTAGAACAAGCACCAGGTAGAGTTACATATCCTTTGTAGGTATAAATCTCCAAAGTTTTAGTTCCAGAACTTCCTTGAGTTACACAATCAAATAGAGTTGGTGCAACTAAACCCGAGCCCGCTTGTAAGGTCATCGGAACATTGATATTGGAATAACAATTGGATGAAACTGTTACAGTTTCGGTTGTAGGCATTCCAATTCCGGTTACATCCCTATAAACTCTTAAAATTACTTTGTATTGTCTGGCTACACCGGTCGAATCACCAATGTATCTATATTGAATATCACCCCCAGATAGGTGGGATGCGGAAACCGCATAACTTAATAGTCCCAAAAATAGAACAAAAATCCTCTTCATCATCTCTCTTCACTTTTTAATTTGTTCTTATATAAATATCCTAAAATGGAAGGTCATCATCCAAATTGGTAGTTTGCTTCCATCGGATATAATCATCTCTCAATTCCAACAATAGAATTCGTTCATTGGAATTGTATTCTCTTATGTATCCAACTGATTTCAAAAGTTCGGCTGCTCTCTTTCTTAAATCCCAAGGTACAGTCTGAAATACTTCATCACCTCCACTTACTAATTCGAGTAGCCAATTAAATTGTTTTTGTGTTAGATTCATTTTTATAATGATTTTCGTGGTATTCCTTACTCATCAGATGTCCGCCTAACATTTGGTTAACAGTTACAGCTTCATTCCAAGTTTCATAATTATACACATTTTCTCCTCTCACAATAACCCAGCCTTTTTGATTTGTTAGTTCGGGTCTATTCATCCATTCCCACTCTTTAATGCTCATCTTTGTTTTTCTTTAACATTTCATATATTGAAAATCCCATAATAATTGGCCAGAAAAAAACAGTAGCTAATCTTTCCCAATTATTAAATCTTAGTTCTTCGGTTTTTACCAAATAATAGTGAACCATATCATAAAATAATGATATTACCAATCCGATTATCAAATATAGAATCATTTAGTATCTTTTTGTGTTATTTGCAATGTCCAACAACATTTCTAGCTCACGAATCTTCTTTTTCGAGCTCAAAATTTCCTCTTTTTGAACCGCAATATGTTCACGCATGAGCTGTATTTGGTTTTCCAACCTTCCAATCTCTTCCTTTAACTTCTTAACTTTACCAAACATATTATTGATTAATATCTATCATACAATCCTCAATTTCATTTGGAAAATCATCCCTATACCAAACTCTACCTTTGGTTCCACCAAAGTTTCGAGTTGAAATATATGGTTTAAGTTCATTAATATCAATGATATCAAACCACTTTCTCATATATCCCCTTTCATCCAATGGTTGAAATCTCATATCAGCTATGGAATTAGATACATTTGATAGTATATTAATTATATAATCCAATTCGTTTTTAATATCATCAAAATATATCTTTTTAGCAGAGTAATTGAATTCATGTGCTAAAATACTAAATGCCTTTTGTGTTGTAATTTCCAATCCTTTATAGATTGCAGAAGTAACCTCACCAACATCTTGCTTTGGCTTATTTCTCATTGAACTCATATAATTCAGTTTCTCTCTGATATCTTTATTATTCAATAAGTTATCTTTCGCCATAACATAACCCAATCCTAATTGGGATTCTGGTATAGTTTCATCCCACAATTTTAACTCCAAATTATGTAAAGTTGATTCAAACATCAGAGTTATATTATCCGTAGTTCCTCCCAATATTTTATCACCACAATGGAATGGATACATTCCCCATTTTCGGAAAAACATTGAACCACTTACAATCTTATTTGGATTAGATTTCATCTTATCAAAAATCTTGTCCAAATTAGACCAATACTCATCACATCTCATTTTAATTACCCAATTGGTTTCCACATATTGTAAACCATGCAATGTGGTGATAATTTGGTAATCCAAATTTGCTTGTGGTCTAAATCTGATAAATGGGTAGTGGTTTATCACCACTTTCCATTTTTTTGGAATATCGAATGAACTTAAATCCTCATCTTCCCATATAGATAATACAACCTTAGATTCCGAATGATTCTTTATCCAAAGATTGAGAGTCTCTTCGTTAATCTTACCCTGTAACAATATTGTGTAGGGATGTTTGTTCATAAATTTATTAAAGTAGGTGAGGTTTAGCTTCATTTTGTCCAGCATTAGTTACCACTACATATTTTGGTTTATAAGTTTGTAGATTCTCAGCTCCACCATAACTTAGTGCTGATTTTACTCCATCTAATAATCCGTTTACAATAAATTTCACTCCACCTTTGTAGGGAATCACTGTTGATTCACCTTCCACATTTCGAGCTGCCTGTCCATGTGTTACTTTGGTTTCCAACGATGCTGAACCTCGGTATCGTTTGTACAATCCTTTTGGTGTTTCTAAGATTTGACCAGGAGATTCATCCGTTCCAGCGATTAGTGAACCAATCATAATTGTAGATGCTCCCAATGCTAGAGCTTTAGCCATATCTCCACTGGTTCGGATACCACCATCAGCCATCACAGGTGTTTTGGCTTCTGAAACTACATCTTCCAATGAAGTTACATTCGGAACACCGAATCCCGTCTTAATACGAGTAGTACAAAGTGAACCACCACCAATACCAACTCTTAAACCATCTGCTCCAGCGTTTTCCAAATCAATCGCTGCTTCCGCTGTTGCGATATTTCCAGCAATGATGTCCACATCCACAAATTCGGGTTGTTCTTTACACCACTTAACCATATCGATTACATTTTTGTGGTGTCCATGTGCTACATCAATTAGTAGAACATTTGCCCCAGCTTTTACCAATTCTTTGGCACGAACCCTATCTTCAGATTGAACTCCGATTGCTACTACGATTGGAACATATGGCATTTCCGCATGCCAATCATCAAACATAACTCCCCAATTTTCAGCGATACTTCCACCAAATCCTTCTCCATAAATGTCTGATTGTAATCTCTTCACAATTTTGGATTGTTCTTCAACGGACATGAATCGGTGAATCACTCCAGCTCCACCCATCATAGCCATTTTGTAAGCCATTTCGTATCCACAAACGGTATCCATTGGAGATGCTACCAAAGGTTGGAGTAACCCATATCGTTTGGTCAACATCGTTTTTAGGTTGATACTTTGACGAGATTTGATTTCCGAATAGGCTGGAACCAATTGAATATCATCGTATGTTAGTGCGTAATTCATTGTAACTTTTATTTTTGTTGTTGTCCTTTAGTTTGATAAACCATATTATCTTCTTCGGTGATAGGTGCATTCATAATCTTCTTATAAACTCTACATCCATACTTCCCAGCTCTAGCACCAGTTTCGTTATCTGCATATCTTTGTGCTATAAATTGGGAATCGCAAACTGCTACTAAATAGGAGTGGTTTTCAGTATCACCCCATCGATATGCAATTACTACATAAACTTCCATATTTAATCTACTTTATCCATAAAATGTTTAATAATAATATGTCCAGCTTTATAATTGGTTGCTAGAGGAACATCATGAACATCACACAATCTCATTAACATTGAGATATCCACATCATGTGGGTGCTTATCCAATGGGTCTCTGAAGAAGATAACTGCATCGATTTCTTTACGAACTACCATAGCCCCAATTTCGGCATCTCCACCCCAAGGACCTGAACTTACTCTCTCAACTTTATCAACTCCGGCATGCAGAATCATAGTACCAGTTGTTCCAGTGGTTACAATATCCACATTTTCTTTGTTAAAAAAGTCTAATCGTTTCATTACGAAAGAAACCATAGATGCCTTCTTTCCATCGTGAGCGATAAGCGCAACCTTCATTTTGTTCATTTTCGAATTTTATTTATACAAATATACGAAAAATAATTGAGACCTACAAGTCTTTGTATTCATCAATTTGTAATTTGATAACCCATATTCCAGCTATCACAAAAAATATTAATCCAATGGTACTCATTTTCTCCAATTTGGCATTCCACTAAGTTTACCTGTTGTGGATTTGATTCTTTTAGCTGGTAATCCAAAATAAACACCCGATTCTTTGATGGATTTGGTCAAAGTACTTCCAGCTCCTATCACAACATCGGATTCAGATATCGTAACACCGGGGTTTATAATAGCACCACACCCTACAAAGTTATAATCTGCGATTGAAACTGAACCACCTATGGTTACATTGTTTGCAAAGTGTACACTCTTACCTATGTAAGTCCCATGTCCAACACAACAACCTGGCGCCATATTAACTCCATCTTCTAATATAGTTAACTCATTGGCTGAACCTCTAACTATTGCTGAATTGGAACCGATGATACAATTTTTACCAATCCTAACACCACCCAATTGTTTGAGGAATACTTTTGAATCACCATCCCAAACCCACATCATACCTTCAGTTCCGATGGTACAATTTGCATCAATTCGAGTCCCACTTCCAATTTCAGTTTTGGAATAGATTACACTATTAGGTCCAATGGTTACATTATCACCAATAATAACCCCATCACCAATTACGGCCGTGGGGTGAATATCACATCCTTTGCCGGTATGATATATTCCACCATTTGGGTGAAATGTATATACATCTTCAATCCAATGAGATAACTTATAAAAGTATAATTGTGGGTCATCCACAATGATTTGCTCCACATTATCCAATCCCTCAAATTCCATTTTACAAATTAAGGTACAATTTGATAAGTGGGAAATGTGTTCGAACTTATCACCCACATAATATGTGGTTGAACCTTCACCTGCGTTTTTTAGGATTGATAACATTATTTGTTTTTCTTTAAGAACACCGCTGGTGAACCATACCAAGTTTCATTATCAGGTACATCTTTTCTAATCTGAGAACATGCCCCAATTACACAATTGGAACCGATTGATTTTCCTGGCATTAGGGTTACATTAGCTCCAATCAAAGTGTTATCACCAACCCCCTTAACTACCTTTTTATCATTAGCTTTCAAATCAGGAGTATCGGTTAACACAAATGAATATTTGATAACACAATTTTCTCCAATTGTAGCGTTTGCTGAAATGGTACATCTACTTCCCATAGTTGTCCCATCCCCTACCACCACATTTTCTCTAATCTCACAGTATGCGGTAAATGAACAATTCTTACCAATTTTAGCTCCCTTTCTTACAATACAAAATGGACCTATCTTTGTGTTATCACCAATTTCAACACCCTCTTCAACATATGCAAGAGGATGGATTTGTACATTTTCTCCAATCATAATTTATCTATTAGCTTTATTATATATTTCAAATTTACTCAAATCTGGATATGGTAATTCTAAATCTTCAT